TTCTACAAACTCTTTTATTACTGAATGTAATTTCTCAACTTCTTGCTTTTCTAATATTCTATCCAACAAAGGATTATCCTCATAAATTTTAGTTCCTTGTTTAATAAATTCTTTGGCAAACAAACTCTGTCCCTTCCCCTCTACTTCCTTCAAATATGTTTTTATTAAAAGAGGCATCTGCCCGCCAAAAACAAATATAACAAAAACTCAACCGGACTGCTTTCACAATCTCGGTTGATACTATTTATTTTAATTTGTTTGTTCATAAAACTTAATTCCTTATTCCGGGCAGCCGGTTAGTTTCCATCCTGTTATACCTTAAATAAAAACCTCCGTTATTTGTTGCCTTGTCGGAAACTGTTTCATTAGTCCCAACTCAAAACCCGGAGGCTACTTATCTCCTTTCATTTTATTTCGCAACCGCTCTCTCCTTTTATCTTTATAATCATCTATTGCTCTGAGTCTTTCATTTAGCATTATGGCTTTCAATTCATTTGAAAGTGTTACTTCTATTATTCTCTTTTCTTCATCTGTAAGTGAAAGAATCTTAACCTTGTTTTTTATTAATTGTTCTCCCTTCTTGATGATAGCATCCATTCTTTGACCTACTAATATCATAATTTCATCTTCTGCGTAAACCGGAACAGCATTTACCCAATTACTGAAATCTATTGAACCAAACTTGGGCTTCCTGATTAAACCTTTATACCTTCGCTGAACTATCTGCTTGGTCCAGCCCGCTTTTATAAATTCGATAAACCAAGATCGCATTGTGGTCTCTGGAATATCCTCTCGCATATTTGTTTCAACCCTGCTGAATATTTCTACACAAAAAGAATATAATAGATCCGTTGACTCATATTTGGTTTTGTATTCTTCCGGTAGCCAATTGAGATACGGTTTTTTATTTCTCTTTTGCAGGAGTTTCTGTTGCGAGTTCTCTTGCGTATTTACTAATATCGAGATCGCCTTTTCTATGCCTGCCCCAATTGATATTATCTCCTCCTTTTTCTTCGTTGCCATTTCTCCGCTCCTCTCTGATTTTCAACCACTTGCGTAAAGTTAGATTTACTGATTTATATTTTTTTAGTAATGGTTTGTAGTTATCCATATCCTGTAAAACTTCCATCAATAGCTTATCTGAATATTCGCCATATAATTTTATACAGTCTGATTCAGTTAATTGTTTTTCAAGTTTACTCACTGATAATAAATTTTCTTTAATAAAGAGAGAGAGGGGATGAGGGGTTTCCTCTTTCTCTTTTACTTTCTCTTTTACTTTCTCTTTTACTTTACCGGGAGTTTCTCCGGCGTTGCTCTGGCTTAACTCTGGAGCGGGATCTGGTATTTCTGATTTTGCTTCCTTGTCTATGTTGACTGTTTGATTCTTCTCAAACCCCTTAAATTTCAAATACTTATGGTTGTCCCCATAAACGATAACCAGTCCATATTCTTCAAGTTCATCAATACATTTCTGTATGTCTTTGACCGAAATATCATTGCGATATGGAACTATGTTGCCCTTCAAATAGTTAAGATCACCTAAAATTTTCCCTCCAACATCAAGATGAGGGATGCTCCAAGTGAAAAAAAGGGCTGACTTGAGCGTGAGTTTCGCTACAACTTCATCAAAACTTATCTTCTTATTCAAGATTCTTCCTCTCGGCATTGTGATTCTCTTGTGTTAATTATATTAAAATTTTGTCTTTATAATTTTTTCTTTGATCTGTTTTTTGTCTGATTTTAGGAAATCTATTTTGTCATTCAGTCTCTTGATTAGTCCTTCCTGCTCGGTTACTTTATTATTTAATTTTTGATTTGTCTCTGATAGTTTGCTCTGGTGATTTGCTTTTGATTGTAATACTAATCTTTGATATGGTGAATAATAATATTCTGTATATTCTTTATCATCTGTTATTTCTTTTTCTATCAGTCCTACCTCAATCATAATGTTTAATGCGTCTTTTAGTTGAGTAAGAAAACCGTGTCCTCCTGTATAAGGTTGGTATTCGGCTATTTTCGTATTTAATACTGGTAGTGAAATTTTATTGTTTTCCTGATGAAACATTTCCATAAGAATCCAGAATATCCCATAGAAACAAAATTTATCTTCTTCAGAAAATTTGCTCAAATATTTTTGAATCTTTTGGTTGTTAAATGCTTGGTTATGGTGTGGTAGGTTATAGAATTTTTCCATATCAATCTCCGTCATAAAATGAAAAAAGCATCAACAGTTGGGCTTATTGATGCCTATAATTCCTTATCTCGCCCAACAAGTTTAATTCCTGTGCTAAAACTATATTTTGTTTTGTTAAGATGCAAACTATTCTTTCACAAATTTATATTTTCTCTTGTTTATATAATCTGTCATTTTCCCTAACAATGTAATTAGGTCGGGGTCTTCAATCTTCTTAGAGTCAAAACAATACGCTACCCATTTTTTTCTTTTCTTAGAATAATAAATGTTGACAGCTATGCCGGAAGTTTGAGAATAAGTTTTTTCAAATTCCGATATGATTGTTTCTTCTAAGCTATCTCGTAGTTTTATTTTTTTAAGACGCATTTATCAATCTTCTTTCTTAAAGAATTTCTTTGCAAACGTTATTATATCATCAGCTCCGGTAGATTTGTTCTTTAGCACTTCGGATATGTTCATACTCTTACTCTCCAATACAGCATCTACATGCTTGTCAACTTCACCGTATTGTAACCAAACACTTGTTACGGCATTTTGCTGCCCTATCCTGTGTAGCCTGTCCTCAATCTGAACCACGTCTCCCGGGGTCCAAGCCCGGTTAATCAATATGATTGTGGTTGCTGTGTAAAGGTCTATTCCCACCCCTCCTGCTGAACTTAACAGAAAGACTCTGCTCTTACCTGCCAAAAAGTTATCTACGAGCTTCTGCCGGTCTTTGGTTTCACCTATCAGCATATCTACCGGGATATTTTCTTTTAAGAATTTATCTCTTAATGTTTTTAGTGGTTCAATAAAGGTTGAATATATTGCTACCTGATTGCCTTCTTCGATTACTTCTTCAGCAAGTTCATAAGCCGTTTCTATTTTTCCTATTGCTCCTGCGTGTGCCAAGTGCTGCAACATTATCATTTCTTCCCCGCCCTCTTTAATCTCGCCTTTCTTTAATCGTTCCTGATATGTTGTTCGGAGTTTATTCAGCGTTGTATTATAAACTTCTATTGATTCCTTTGATAGTTCTGCTTCTCTCAATACTCTTAATTTCTCCGGTAGGTCAAGGCACTCTGTTTTTGTTCTTCGTATCATTACTGTCTTTACCTTCTGGTTAAGTTCGTCAAGATGTGATGAACCAGTAACGTCCCAAAATTGCTTCTTGTTCCTCCTGCCTATTTGTCGAAGGTGAGCATTACAAAATCTTAATTGAAAATATCTTGTATCTTTTGCGAGTTCGTGTTTTGTAGCTTGTAGCAGTGGGAATATGTTAATCGGTCTGCCGTTCTTTATTGGTGTGCCGGTTAAACAATAACAAGCTCTGCAATTATCGCTGTCTGCAAGTGTAAGAAAGGCTTTCCCTCTCAATGTCTTTATCCCCGCCTGTGCGTAATGTGCTTCATCAGCAATCATCATATATTCTTTTGGTGGAGGAGCTGGTATTTTAGCCCAAGAATGAACCGAGAATTTTAACTTAGATATTTTTAATGATTTGGCTTCTCTCTCCCAAATTTCTTTAAGAGAAACAGGACAAATTATTATCACATACCATCCGTATCGCTCGGATAATTCTTTGGCTACTACTAATGCTTGTAGTGTTTTTCCCAATCCCATATCGTCTGCAAGGATCTGTCTCCGGTATTTCAGCATCCTCAATATTCCATCTCTTTGATGCTTAAAGAGTGTCTTACCATTCAGTAACGGTTTTGTCAAATCGAGATCCGCAACAATCTTTTTGAATTCTTCAATAATCATCTGGTCTTTCTGTTCCTGAGCTTCTTCCAGTTCTTTTAATCCGTCTGAAAATGTCGCTAATGGAAACAGTTCTTTTAATCTTGGCAGATTCATTATAGGTAATTCCCAACGAAGGAAATCGGGGTTCCATCTTCTACCTTCCAGAGTTTTAATCTTTTCCAGTGTGTCCCGGTCATAGGGGAAGGTTACAGCTAATCTCTTACCACCGTTCCGATCAGTAAGCAGGTTAACTTTCATATCTGCCAACTTTGCAACTGAATCTTTTTGTATTTTTTCTTCCAGCGAGTTCATTAGTTCCTTTACTTTTTCTTTATCAATCCCTGATAACTGTCCCTGATATTTAATTACAAGATTACAGGCTGATTTTAATTGTTTCGGAGTCCAATCTTCCTGCTGTGCAAGAGAGTGCCCAAAAACAGTATCTACTTTGCTGAATCCCAAACCATCAAGAGAACTTGCATAGTTACATACTCCGGCAAGTTCCCTGATGGATTGCTTTACTATTTCTTTGACTTCTTCCACTTTAGGTCAGGAGGTCAAAATCATCCGTTGTCATTGGTAAAACAAAACTTTCGCTGCCATCTTTAGGATAGCAGGTTTTCTTCTCTTTCGCCCGATCAAGGACAACTTCACATTCAACATTGGTTGTCATTATCCCGGTATCAATAGCCAGAGATAACCGCATAATGTTACTAAGATGGTCTTTGATCGTGTTATCAAATTCCCGGTCTGACTCCTTCTTCTCTTTCCTAACCTGATCGAGTTGAAGTTCTTTTGTTGCGAGTTCTCCTCCACAATCTGCCGTTTCTTTTGTGGTTAATTCTCGCTGACGGCTAATCACCTGAACGTGAGTCATTGTTGTTACGTCAGCAGGTTTTTCGGAAGGCTTCTCGGCTTTTTTCTTAGTTTTCTTTTCAACTAATTTCGGTCCGAGTTTGTTGGGGTTTCGTTTCTTCTTCTGCTTTGCCATAATTCTATACTCCTTTTATTTGTTGGTTGGTTCTATTAGTTAAAGTGCCAAAAGTTTAGTTTCATACTTAAAAGAATTTTCAATTGAAATTAAAACAAAATCCTTATATCTATTTTCTACTACATCAAGTGCTTTTCGTTTATTTGATTCATAGACAACCATAGTAACTTCTGCTGCAATTACTGATTTATTCTCCCTGTATGGTCTATAAATTTTAACTATATATCTGATCAGATTCATCTGAGCGTTGCATCTGGTGTATTGATTAAGTTTGGTGCATATCCATTAAAATAATAATAAGATGTATCGGGTTGCTGTAACTCTCCTGATCTGTTTCTTATTCCTTGAACTAAAATTGCATAGCTTGTTTTGTATTTCAATCTTTCACACTTTAAGGCAATGATCGTTGAATAAGAAGGAATAATTTCTCCTGCATCATCAGTTATTTTTATAATCCTTGCTATTGCATCTTTCCTATATATTTTACCTTCACTATCAACTATTGTATAATTGTTGATATCCGTCATACTTGGATGATTGCCTCCTGATGTTTCATTGAACTCGATCAGAATTATACCGCTCTGGAGCGATGGCTGCCATTCAACCAAATCGGAGGTTAAAACTGTTGAAATAGTCAACCATGCTCCAATGAAGAACGGTAGCATTAAGTCTTTTTCCTAAAAAATACCCCTGCCGGGATATTCGGGGATTGATTAACATTTCCTGTATTTATTCCCATCCCTGAGTAAATTCCTGCATTGCTTACGGCTACAATTGCTACTCTGTATTCTGAACCATCATTATCAAGTTTTACTATAAATAAGGGTGATGTATTACTCCCTATTGCGGAAAGAGAATCTGAATAGTTTCCATCTCCATTGGGGTCTAAGTAGTCAATCCCCTCTTGTAGTTTATAGGGATTAGCAGACTTCTTTTCAAGAAAGAACTTGTATTGAACCGCTCCGGCTACGGTGTTACTGCCAATCTCATAATCAGATTTAGGCTGTCCGTTGCAATTCACCGTGAATATTAGTGCTACAAGTAGTAACACAAAATACACTTGACTCAAAAGCGTTTTGAGTTTCATAAGATTTCTCCTATTATTTAATAAATGAATAAATTATTTTTTAGCAAATGATTTTTTCTTTTCTTCAATAGTAGCTTGAATCATCCGCTCATCATCACCGCCAAACTGAGATAGTTCTAAGTGATAACTCTTTTCAAATTTACTCACTTCTTCTAAGGTTTTCAAATTCTGAATTTCTTTATTCCAGTATTGAGGATTAGTCATTATTCTGATTGCTTCTTTTTCGTCTTCGCTTAGTTCCTTCTCTGGTTTATGTTCTTCTAATTGAGCATTGATCTTCTCGGTATCAAGTTTCAGAATTTCTTTATAATCGAATAGATAAGATTCCATTGCTGCCCTTAATTGGCTTGTAGTCCCTAATACTTGGAGACTCCAAATAGGGAATTTTTGTTTTGCTTCTGTTCTCCCTGATACCATTTCTACTGATAGACCGAAAGGAATACCAACTAAATTGCCTCCGAGTAAATTTCTTATTTTCTTCAATTCCGAGAAAAGATTTTCGGCTGAGTTTCGTGAGCCAGTGTAAAACAAATAACACAATGGATTTTCTATTTTCCCTGTTTTGGTATCTGCTACATAGGCTTTGAGATAAGTAGCAACTTTACATCGCTTCTTATCATCTTCCGGTAACTGAGTGCAAACACATTCGCTTATTTCTCCGGCTACATATTTTTGCCCCGCAACTTCCTCGTCTATTCTGTGCAAACATTCTGAACCATCGCATTTACGGATAAGTGTTTGGTTGCCTCCATACAGAACCATATCAGCACTAAAGAAACTTTCAATTTCATTATCCGGGAAAAACAAAACAAGTTTCTTAGGCTTATCGCCATAACATTTTACCAATTCAGGAAAATCCTCAATGACAAAATAATCCGTTGCTTTCGGATATTCCTTTTGTGTCTTTTCCGAGATCGCTTTTATCCCGGTTGTGATCTTCCCTCTCTTATCAACATTGATTTTAGGTCTTAGGGCTATCATCTTTTTTTTCTCCTTCTTTGAATGTTAAAATTTCTTGAACTACTTTATTATGCTCTCCGTCTGGTTTGGGCTTAGGTTTTGGTTCCGGGATTTCTTCTCTTTTATTCTTCTTCCCTGCTGATCTCCCATCATCATCATCATCGGCAGAAGTTAAACCGAGAACGGCTTTAAGCGTGTATCTCTGCAAGTATGTCGTTGTGCTGCCAACTGCCTGAATATTATTCATATCTGCTGTGCTGTCCTTTTCAGCAATTATGCTCGATGTTTTTGAGTGTCCGTCAATATGAGTAAGTATGCAGGTGTATTCTATCCTTTTATTATCCACTTCTCTTGAGTCCCAAGCATACATAAATCCGTGTTTGGTTAGTAATGGCTGTAATACCTTTCTCATTATAGGTAGTGGAGTGTATGAATATACACGTCCATCTTCGTTGACTTTCTCCGTTCTCTTTAATTCCGGTAATTCACTTTGCAAAGCTAAAAATGCTTTAAGAAATGCTTTCTCTGGCGTTAGATTACTCAACTTCTTCTTCGGGATTACTTTTTTCTTTCTTGTCTGCTTTTTCATTTTATTCCTCCAATCTTTCTTTTAATCTTAATAGTTTTTCTGCTTCAAATTTCTTAATAAGTTCTGGACTATAAATAAGTTCCATTTGTTTGAGCATAATTTTCACATCAGCCAGTTCTTCACAAACGGCTTTATTTAACCTATCACATTTTTCTGCTCTGATTTCTTTACAGATAACTTTAACCAATTCTGAACATTCTTCTACCATCAATATTCTTTGTAGATTTTTACCCCACTTAGATATACTCAATCTTAGCAAATCTTCTATTTCTGATTCGCTCATTTTACTTTCCTTTCTGTAAATCTTTTAATTTCTGTATCAACTCTCCAAACTCTTTATTAGTTTCCTGATAAATCTTGTCAATCTTTCTTTCTCGTCTCTTTCGTGCTATGTGATATTTATTAACAATAGATAAAATCTTCGCTGATAACTCTCCAACATATATCGCATCGGCTTTTTTTATCCATCCACCATAAAATTCAAGCAATATATTATTGTTGGGTATCTTCTTAGCCCTGAATAGTTTCTTGGTCTCGGAAACATATTCCGCTATTTCTAAACCAAAAGTCCCGAACCGTATTACTACTTTCATTATGCTACTACTACTTTGCTCTTGTCAAATCTTACTCCCGGTATTTGTAGGCTACCCTTTGTTGCCTGTGCAACTTTATCAAGTGCCTGTTGATTAACTATCAGGTATTCTCTCGGAACTAATTTTTCATCAATGACTACTGCATTCCATTTCTCTCTGTAAGAGATCCCTGTCGGTGTATCAACATTCGCTGATATTACCGGAACATCAATAGGGACTACTGCCTCTTTCTGTGCTTCGAGTTCTTCAACCTTCTCTGTTTTCCCGGATAATTCTGCTCTTGCGATCTTCTCATCTAAAATCTTTTTTTGTTTTGCAGCTTCGGCATCGGCAAGTTTCTGTAATCGTGCCTGTTCTTCTCTGGCTTTACGCTCCTGTTCATTAGTGTAGCCTATCATCAATCCCTTGATTTTCCTTTCAGCACCCTCCAGAAGTTCTAAGGGAAGACGAAACAATTCCATTACCTGCTTCTTGGCTGCATCCAGAGGTTGGGTAATACTCTTTCTCTGATTGTCAAGTTCTTTGTATCGTGCCTTAACATCTTTCAGCACATCGCTTGCAATATCAAGTTGTTCCTGATTAGTAATAACTAATTCTGCTTTCTTGCACAATGCCGGAACATCGGCGACTTTCTGTTTTTCTTTGGTGGTATCAATGTTTACACTGATACTGTTCCCTTTTTCTGTCTTCATTTTGGACTCCATTCTATTCTTAAATATGGTTTATTATTTTTAACTCTAAAATCTTTCTTGGTTAAATAAACACAAAGTCTCCAGAACTGAAATTCATACATTGTGCATCCATTTATATAAATCATTTATGGTTCCTCATATAATTACAAATTGTTAATGCTGCCATAAATATTTTAATATCTGTTGCTTTCTTGTGTTCTTCTACTTTGTAAGTGCCGTCTTCGTTCAGGTAAACGGTAAATCTTCGCTTGATCTGTTCTTTCTTAGGCTTACCATAATTATATAGTTCGGTATATCCTGCTGACTGGATAGCGTATGAGTGATGTTTTACTCCGGTCTTAATGTCAACTTGAGCAATAGTATTACTGTCTATAATAGTTCCAATTCGATCAATCCTTCCTGCATATCTGTATAATGGGTGAACCATAGCCAATTCAATAAAAAGTGATTTGAAACGATAATCCCAAATAAACTTTTTCCAAGCCAATAAATATCCTATTAATACCGGGTGTAAGGTTTTCTCATCAAGATTGTTTGTATCATAAAGTTCTGTTGTCTTGTGAACTTTGTTCCCTAAGTCTGATTTGTATGCAAGTAATTCTTTATCTACAAATGATAAATCAATCAGTCCTGCTATTTTGATTGTCTGAGTTACTGATGGAACTATTATATCATCTAATTTATATTCGTGCTTAAACTCATCAAAGGTTAGTTTGGCAACTGCCTTTTCAAGTTTTTGTTTTATTGTTTTCATTATGTTTCTACCCAACCCTCTCCGTTACAATTCTCACACTTAACTTTCTTGTAAGGTATATCAATAGTCTGTGAATTAACTTTACTCGTATCAATTACGTCTGTTTCTCCTGTGCCATTGCAATCCGGGCAATCAGAAACATCTATAAAGGTTGCGTGGTCATTACAATGTCTGCAATACATCATATCAATATCCTCTCCGTGTGCTTTCTCTCCGCAACTTTCGCATATAGTTTGTTCTGATGATTCTAACTTCTCCATATATATCCTTTATAACTTCCCCGCCGTAAAGCGATTTTTATAAGTTCCCAATCTTTTGCTTTCTTCTCGATTTTTTCTTTTGCTTTCTTCTCACATTCTTTTTTATCAATACATTCCCAAATATGTCCGGTTGCATACCCATGATGCACTTCTCCAACTGCTTTTACTTTCGTGATTGTTTCTCTTACACGATAACAAATTCTACATTTACCTTTTTTCGCTAATTCTGAAAGTCCGTCCGATGCCATTATTTATTTCCCTGCTCTTTTTCTTTTTACTCTTAAATGAGGTTTCGCCGGAAGAAATGGAAGCCAAACATCTATGTCTTTTTTAATATTTGTAACCAATGTGCTTAATTCGTCAAACTTCTGCATCAATGTTTTATCATCTATGTAAATGCGCTTGATGTTCCCTATGTCGGTTTTGAGTGCCTCGAGATCCGTGATGTTTTTATTTATAGTAAGTGCTAAATCCTTCGTTACTTCCTGATTAAATTCCGGGAAGCATTGTAACATCTTATTGTGCATCCAAGCCGTTTCGATGATCTTATTTACAGCTTCGATAACTTTTTTCATCGTTACTTTGATTGCTTCTAAAGCATTTTCATTGTCAAAGTGTTTCTGATGTATTGATGCTCTTATTCTGAATTTGCCATTGTCTGACGAAAATACTACTTGATAGTTCAAAGATTCTTTTGGTGTCTCCATATTCGGTGTTAGGGTAACAACTTCTCTGTGTTCAGAATAAAATATTTTACAAGCAATCTCATTCCACTTGGCAATATTGGTTGATCTATCAAAAGGATAGCAGTTTGTAAAAGGATAAATTGTTAAACGAGAATCATAGGGAGTGGTCTGGGCAACTACAATATTTATTTCGTTGTAATTGAGATTCTCATTTGGTTTGATTAGTTGACAAAGAGATTTCATTTTTTGTTCCCTTTCTGTGTTGTTTCTGTGTGTGTAGTTTTTTTCTTGTGTTGATGTATTTCTTAGCAACTGCATCTTCAATGGCGTAACTGTTTCCAATCTTTGTTGCAGTGATACCGTGATTACCCAAACGGATATCCATAATGATTTGAGTTTTCTTTACGATGCCCTTTAGTTCTATAACAATATCTTGAATTGATTTCATTGTGTTGTTTCCTATATTATGTTCTTCGTGCTGTGCAAATATAGTGAACGATTGTTCATTTGTCAATAGGTAAGGTATAAGTGCCTATAACGTCAGCTTTTACAGGCACTTATAGGGGAGGGCTTATCGGGTTCGATCTCTGTTGCCGGATCTGCTTCTGTCCCGGCTGTTAATTTTTTGCTTTCCGTTGTTCTTCCAGTTCTTAATTATTTCTCTCTCGCTGTCTTTAAGTCTGGTTAATACTACCTGTGAAATAAAACCGTTGACTCCGGTTATTGATTTCATTTGTCCTTCTGTTAAAACACTATCAGCTTTCATATCTTCATAAAGTTTAGCGAAAATTTGTCTCGCTTCTTTTCCTCTGCCCTTTTCGATCAATGGAATAATTTCATCTTCTACTTTATTCCTGATGATGTCGGTGTATTGCTTCGATTTGAATTGCCGGGTATTTTCTTTCTGATATACGTCTGCCATTCTCAAAGGATTATAACCAAGTTTTCTTTTTGTCTTTTCTTCTTCTGTTATTTCTTCTGGTGGAATAAGTTTCCTGCTTCCTAATTTCACTCCGCCTTCTTCCCAATTTCCCGCTATCTGGAATCCTCTCGCTGCTCTTGGTAGTCTTCCCTCAATTATATCTTTTGCTGCTGATGCAGGAGCTCCGCCAATAAGTTGAATTACATCTTTTGTAAATGGTTCTTCTATTGGTGCTGTCTGTGCAAACAGAGCGGATAGATCAACCTTGAAAGTTATTGATGCTATTCCTCGATATAGTGCATCACCTAATCCCGGAACCAGTTTATTGAAATGTAAAAACAATTCTTCGTATTGTTCTTCCGGGTCTTCAGTAACATTCAATAAAGCATAGAGTCCGCTTAACAGTGTTAATATTGATGAAGTCCACATCATATACTTTAATCCTGCTAACCCAATTTGAGATCCTAACTTGTAAGCCATCGGTCTGAACATATTATCTTCTTTCAATACTCTCCAAGTTTTTCCCCATTGTCCGTAATTCATAAAAGCAAAGTTCTTAAATGTTAGCCATGATTCAATTACTGACTGTGCTAATTCCTTTACTGGTTTTGTTCTTCCCTCTCCCGCTATGTAATATCCCGGAGGTTTCGCTAATCTTCCTGAAGCCGGTCCGTAACTCTTTGCAATATTAGTTGAAATAAAGTCTTCAAGTTTATCTCCTCTTAATCCTGCTTTCTTACCTAACGTATATAATGCTCTTATACCTATTGTTCTTGTAAAATCCTCAACCATAATGCCGGGCATACCTGCGATCTTAGCTATCCAAGATATTGAGCCTCCTGCTTTTGATACTGCATCATCGGCATAATGCTTTTTCGGGTCAACCTGATGTCCTACGAGTTCAAGAGAACGTAATGGCTTTCCTACTCCCTGTCTTTCAAGTGATCGCATCATTGTTAAGAATGAAGGATCTAATCCGAATGTTTGATTAGTAGGTCTGCCTGTCATTCTATTTATTTTATCAAAAACTTTCCAAGCCCAATATCCAAGTGATGAATATAATGCCTCTCCAAATGCTTTCTCTGCTTCTATCTTATTCAATCCGAGTTCTTTTGCTGTTATCGGCAGCAATGGCAGAAGTGTATTTAATGGCTGAACTATCTGCTGTGATAAATATGCGGGTGATAATGCAAGGTAGTATGTTGATGCTACCGCTCTTAATGCTTGTGATAATTTTACGTCTCTGTTCTCAATCTTATTTTTGAGATCCTGAACGTATCTGTCGTTTGTTGAACCGGGCTTCAATACCCCCTGATGTTTTAGCTGACCCATTGTTTTACCGAGTTCTTTACTGCCAATCGTTCTATTCTTATAGAAGGGAACAGAACCGATATACTTGAAAATAGCTTCTTCAAAGTTCTTGGTGTTATATCCAAATCCCGGAATGAATCTCTTTGGAATAAAATGTCTGCTGAAACCTTTTGCCTGAATTGTTTTAACAAGTCTTTCAAGTGTCGGATTGTCCTGTTCTATTCCTGCTGATAATGCGAGATCGAGTATGTCTTCCTGAGTAACAGCATTTTGTAATATTTCTTCCTGTGCATCAGCGAACTTTCCTACCTTTACATTATATCCCTGAGTTTCAAGTTGAGTTTTAATTTTTTCTAATGTAGATAGATTCTCGTTTGTTGTAAAAAATCTATCGTCAAATTTTCCTTGAAGAAGTTTTTCTTCTGATGTCGTTTTCTTAAATCCGCTTAGATAATATTTCTTATCAAGTCTGGATGATGGGAAATATGCTTTGCCGTCTATCCGTTCATATTTCTTATCAATCAATACTTCTGCTAATGTCTCTCTTAGGTTAGGATTATTTTTCCAAACTAATTCGAGTGCCTTTACTTCATCTACTGGTTTTTTGTTCCTTACCATATTTGCAAGTTCATTTTCATATAAGGCTTCCGAATTAGGATCATCATCAAAGAATTCTGTTTTAGCTTTATCTAATTCATTATCTAATCGTTGCTGTTTTACATTAGTTCCTTTGGCTTCATAATAATTCTGTAAATATGGATTGTGTTCGGTCTCGTTTATGATCTTGTATCGGTCAACATCTTTCACCATGTCAAGTGCTGTCTCAATTGTAGGCTTATATGTAGTGAATAAGAATTCTGTTACTTTTGGAGTCAATGCAAACTCATCTGCATAATCAGCCCAATCGAGTAGTTCAAGATCGTCTCCGTCTCTCTGCAATTCATATTGAGTCTGTTCGTATTCTTCAAGTGCTGATAAAAATTCTTTATGTTCGATGTCAGTTAGTTTTCTCCAAGTCTTACTGTTTTTCCATTTATCCTCCCGGAGTATCGCTGTTTCTTCGTTTACGTTTCTTACGAAATGCCTATCAATAATATCCCAAACTCTTTTCAGTTGAGGTTCTTTATCGAAAAACCATTGGGGAGCTGTAAGAAGTTCTCTATACAATTTCTTTAACTTTGGGTCGCTCTCGATGCCGAATTCTTTTTCAAGTTTATTGTTACGGACAAATTCGTTTATCTTGTCTGCTGTTGCAGTGAAGACGTTGCCTAATCCTGCTCCAAAATCAACTACGTTGCCCTCTCCGCTCTCGGGTTCCCTTCCCTGTTCTCTCGCTATCTCTGTTTCTGTTTTCTTTCCAAAGAATCTTTCTTCGCGGTCCTTCATTGGTTTCTTAAAGTCCTTTGGCTTCTTTAATTGTAGAGATGTTGGTGGGAATGTTTTTAATCCTTCATCAAGTTTACTTAGCTCGAATATTCTTGAAACTGCTTTATCTGGTGTGCTTATTCCAACATACTCTTTTGGCTCGCCTTTAATCTTATAGGTAGCAATAGAATTTTTATCAATAACCAATCCTTTGGACTCAACTTTCTCGATGAGTTCTTTTGGTGCAGGTTTTAATTGATGTAAAATCCCTTTCATTTCATTCCATACTTTTCTCGATTCTCTTTCAAATTCTTTGCCATATTCCTGCCTCATAGTCCTGTGCCACTGCGGATAAACATCTGCTAACGGTCCGAACTGTGATTTTAACTGAGCATATACTTCCTGACCCTTTTTAATCCGCTTATCTTCAATCGGTATTAGTTCAGAAGGTATCGCCATTCCCTGTCTTTTCTGCCGGAAGTTTTGTAATGAATTGTCAATTTTACCGGATGGTAGTCTGATCGCTTCTCTCTGTGATTCTCCTTTTAATAAATCAGATATGTTTGCTTTGCCGGAAATAGATTTGTTGAGGATCTCGTTAGTGAACCAATCCCGAATATCTTTTGGCACTTCAAACAGTTCTGCTACATCTGGATTCTCCTCAGCATATCCAAGATGTGTGAATACCATCGCCTGTGCAAAAGTTTCATACCCTTCCGGTATGCTTATCCCTCCTGCTTTAGCAACTTCTTTTAGGTCTGATTCCCATTCGTTAATTCTCCGTGCCATTTCTGGCGAAACTTCTCCAATGACTTCTTGTAAGTAGTGGATGATTTCTTCGGAGTATGCTGACGGAGTTGCTGTGCTACTGATAGAGATTCTCCATCTGCCGGTTTCAGAGTCAAATGTTTTGGCTCCTCCAATTTGGACAGCGAATTTTTCTTTTCCTTCTTCATAACCAAAATCTCCTTTTTTTAATTTAGGCAGTGTTTTAATAAAATCATCTGAATAATCGTAAGATTTAATATGTTCCCTCGTCCAATATACATTTTGTGGAGGTATAATTTCAAAATCAACAATCCCTTTTTTAAGATAATAATTATCTTCTGTGAATTCGTGTGCTTTTGAATATTGAACCGGAACATCGTTACCAAAACTATCTTTATAAATCTTTCCCGGTCTTAGTTGTAAATTATCATCACCGATTCTTTTTATTTGTTCTTGAGAAAGTCTAACCGATATTCCAAAATCATCTTGTAGCAAATCAATCATAGCATCAAGGTTTGTTTTTGACAGTTCTGCTTTCATAGTATTACCCCATTTATCGAACCTGCCATTCTTAACGAGTTTCTTTATTCCTTCATCAAGGTAATACTTTCCTCCCTTTGCTTTACTTGCCGGGACTTCGATTGACCATGTTCTATCTCTCTCGTTTATAAGAGTTATTTCACCGCCAACACTTTCGATGAAATCTCCCATATCTATTTGCTGTATGAATTTCCTTGCTCTCTTAATCGGGACTCTAATTTCATCACTGCTGATCGCTCTATTATCTTTAATCAGTATTCCTCGTTTTATTCCTCCATCTTTTGTGGTGTATGAAATTAACTGCCCACCCTTCACGTCGCCAACCGCTTGAAGTATATTCCCGGTAACAATATTTTTTAATTCCCTTCTGTTATCCGGGAGAGCATTATCCCAATCAGAAAGTATGTCGTTCTTCTGCCATTGACTTAAACTATAACTTTCACTCGTTATGTCATTTAACCAATCTCTTTGTGATGCAGGAATTGGGACTATCTGTCTGCTATCTGCAACTGCAAATTTTAATTTGATAGCACTTGGAGCATAAGGGTTTTTTCTCTTTGGATTTACATCCCAACCTAAGAATATAGCATTTGAATAAGTTGGAGAAACATTATCTCTTACTAATGGTAATTTATAGACGCTACCTATTTCATATCTACCAAAGATATTATTGATTATGAAATCCTCTTGAACTAAAAATCTGTTAACGAGGTCAGCATATTTAGAAAATTCCATTTCTATAAATACTTCCTTACCTACTAATTGAGGATATATTTTCATCATATCTTGAACAGATAATCCTCCGGCAAGGTGTTTATTCAAATCTTCCTTACTAATTTTCAAATCTTTAGCAATGACTTCTTTTTTCCGGTCAACGTGAGTTTCAACCCATCCTTTCCAAAATATTTTTTGATCTGCAATGAGTTCTTTTTTCTTTTCTTCCTTCCCCTTGCCTTCAAGATATTTTTCAAGAAACTCATTGATCTTTTCCATTCGATGTGGTTTTTTCAATACGTTTATTTCTGCTGTTTCTAACATTGAATCTTTACCGAATGGGCTTACACCTCCTTTACCAGCTACAAGCATCCTGCTATTCGTTGTAAGAGCTTCCAGAGGCATTACTTTTACTTCAAGGTCGTTTTCTCCAATCGAATCTTTATATTCAATAAAATCATCGTATCTGTGTCCGATCTCTTTATAAAATTCTTCCTGTAATTGTGTCGGCAGTATTGCGACTCTGCCTGTTACTTTATGTGCTGCATCTTCTTTTGTAACAAATTTTTCGAGTTCTTCTTCATTCATTGCGTTCATTCTTAGCGGATCTAAAAGCATATCATTCAGTTCCCGGTTCTCTTTCAAATATTCTATTACTACTCTATCGCCATATTTATTTAGAAAATCATTCGCCTCGAATGTTGTCCCTGCCTGACTCTGATCTGATGATACATTCGCATCAAGGGATTTTAATTTCTTCTTTGCCATCATCAATAATCTTTGTTCTGCCGGGATAGCACTTGATAAAGTAACATATTCTGGTTTGTTGACTTGACCTGTTCTGTTTATCCTTCCTCGCTTCTGAATCTCTGTATTGATGTTAAGTTCAATCTGAACCGTAACCATCATTCTTTGACGCTGATCTTTGAACTTTGGAGATGAATGTGCTGACCTTCCTGTGGAGCCGGAGGAGTTTATTATCAATATAATATCTTTATCGCCTTCTACTCCTCTTGGCTGTCCGGGATTTCCCCAATTATTATACTCTCGTAAGATTTTCTTTTTATCTTTTTCCGTCCGGTTTTCAATAATCGCTTTTCCATCGTCTCTGAATTTAAGCCTTATATCTCTTCCTGTTATCTCGCCAACTTTATATCCTGCTTTATTTAATCTATAAATAATATGGTCTATCGGTGAAATTGTTATTCCAACTGATGTTGTATTTATCTTATCAAGAATTCTTTTGTATTCTGCTCTACCTTCTGGTGATAAATCATTCATTGATAATTCATCGGCGACTCCTTCTCCGGTTGCGTCCCTTCTCCTAATTCTGAATAATCCTTTTAATCCTCTTTCAAGGATTGTGCTGAAATCAGTATTCTCTATAATTTCTCCTTCCTCTGCTCCAAGATAATCGAGAAAAGATTCCATAGTATTCTTTACTGCGATAACAGGTTTTTGTCCTTTCTTTATAGCTTGTATTGCTTCATCGGCTGCGGAATCTGCTTTTAATGAAAAGAGTAATTGGTCAATAACATTAAATACTTTTGATGCAAATGGAGTATTATCAACTCCTGCCATATTTGTTCCGCCTTCAATAGCAACTCTTTCTCCATCTTGTGCTGCTTCTGTGTCCATCCCATCAACAATAGGCTTAATGTATTCACTTTGGAAGTCTATAATATCTCTGATTATTCCAGTAACATTATCTACTATTATGGTATGCTCGGATTTCTTTTCAACCAAAGGCTTATAACCAATTTTTATTCCTTCATAACTTTTTTCCCTTCTAATCATCTGACCGGCTTCTACCATATCGGTTGAAACTATTTCTTGTAGTGCTACCCCGCCTTTTTCAATCGCTTCTACAAGTTGAGATTCTGTAAGATTGGCTTCGCTTATCGCTGTCTTAACTGCATAGATAGGCATATTGTCCGGTCTCTTTGCAAATGTAGCTGAGAGATATGTTACTCCCTTTGCTTTCTGGACGATTCCACTAAAAAATATTCCTGTGTTTGAGTCTCCACTTGCATTATGACTTTCATCTAATACTACAATATTTCCCTCTGCCAAATCTGAAACAAAGTTTCTCTTTAATCCTCGTTTCTCACTGTTTACTTGGTAATAAGTGCATAATACAAAATCGTGTCCTCCTATATCCCCGGTCCTTAATGCTTCATTCTTTTTATCACCTGCATACGCTTTGTGAATTACGTTGCCATCTTCATCAACAATATCCGGTGAATTCTTAGAACTTGGGCTATTTACTATGAATGGATTTAATTCTTTGTTTCCGGTATCTACTAAGTCTCTGTAAAAATCAGAAAACAAATCTGCTTTCTCTGTAAAGAAAATTGGCTTGAAACCATTATTAACTGCATACCTTATAACCGATGCTGCTATTCTTCCTTTTCCTACTCCGGTCATATCGCCAATAATCATACCTTGATTCTTTTCTATTGCGACAATGGCAAGAGCTACTGCGTCAATCTGTTCCGCTCCAAGATGGCTGTAAAGTTCTTCCTTGTCTTTGTATTCAAGTTTATCTACTACATATTGATCTATATCTCCGCCAACGTCTTCCGTAAGTATTTTAAGTTGCTTAGATGTTTCATAAGACATATTTCGAGGTATGACTGTATCAAGCGAAACTCCTCCTGATTCTGCTTTGTATGGTAGGAAGGGTTTATCTACCTCTAAAATTGTGCGTGGAGTAACTGAAGCAGGTTCTCTATTGAAGCCTCGTTGAATATCTTTTCCGCTTCTTCCTGTGTCAATACTTCCGGTTTTTCCTTTTCCTTGTTCTGAAGCACTTCCCGGTAATGTGGGCTTTCCAATATCAGGTCTGCCAGTTCTTCCGGGCTTTCCAGATATGGGTTCTCCTGTTCCAGAAGGTCGTAAACCAGTGTCTCCAACTTCTGTAAGTTCTGAGGGCTTTTCCGTATCAGGTCTGCTAATCTCTTTCTCAGGTATGGTTTCAGTTCTTCCGGGTTTTTGAATATCTTTTCTGCCGGGACTTCGCACATCAGAAGTTCCGCCAAGTCCTCGCTCGGCATTAGGTTCTGATCGTAATAGAGTTTCATTTCTGATCTCCTTTATTCTGTTATACAAATCTTCAAAATCTTTTATCTCTGCATCCTTCTGTGCATCAAATAAGGGTGCTGCTCCTTGTGGTATTTCTTTTCTTCCGTTGATTAAAATTAGCCTTATCGGGGATTGTGTCCCCTGTTTCTTGTAAAGATCACCGCTAATATTTAATACTGCATCTACATTGTAATGATGGTTCAGCCAATTAAAGAAGGTTCTGTCGTTCTGTAATCTTCCTTTATTGTCGTATCTGTTATGTCCTCCAATTATTATCGCTGCCCTTCCGTCTTTTTGCATTTGCTTGAGTGCGTTGGCTGCCATGATGTGTTCAAGTTTTACTAACTTATAATCATTAAACTTCTTTGTCTCTGCACTACCAAAAGGAGGGTTGGTTATTATTCCATCAAACTTTTTACCAAAAATATTATCGTGCTTCTCTGCATCAATATTCGCAATACCCTCATATCCGGTCTGTCTTAAATTAGCATTTCTTATTTCATCAATTTCATTTACATAAACTTGACCTGTGTTAAATGCAATAACGAGCATACCGTTTCCGGCTGATGGTTCTAATACATCACCGTTCCCAACTCCGTCTGCTACATATAATCCTGCTACATAAGATATAGGAGCCGGAGTTGAATATTGCTGATTCTCTACTGATATATTTGTCCTGTGAGTAAGATTAGGCTGATTCTGATACATCTGGACAACCTTATCGTAAGCCTCTTTCTCGTCCTTAGTTTCGCTGATAATCTTTCTTGCTTCGGCAACAATAGCAAGTTCAGCCTGTTCCTTCGCTACGTTGGGATCTGTAATATCAAATTCTTTAGCAATATTTTCAAGTTGAGTTTTGGTTAAAACATTTCCGGCTCGAATTTCTTCTCTTACTCTCTGGATGAAAGGTCTCGATATTCCTGTCTCTCCTTTAGCTTCCGCTCTTTCTGTAAGTTCTTTCTTCCATATCTCAAGAGTTTTAATATCAGTCCCCTTGAGCTTATAATCAGCCTGTGCGGGTGTCATTTTATTCACATCAATTAGAAGCTGTCTAACTTCTGTATGAAGTGCAGGTCTGCCCTCTATTGGGACTTTTCCCTCCGGCTTATCAAGTGTGAATTTCCTTACATAATCGGGTTTATCCATCTTGTCATACACTTCATTAGAAACATTACTCAGATATGCCGTATATCCTGCTTTTAGTGCAGGTAATAGTTTCTCTATCGTCTCTCTTCCAAATGCCTGTTCTACTGCGAAAACCATATTATTAAATTCGTAAACTTCTTTACCAATGAATTTTTCTACAAGTTGGATTGCCTTTAACTGTTTCTCTGGTGATATCCTTTCACCGGGTTTTAATTGAAATAAAGGTTTGTAATATTTTCCTGCTTTTTTCTCAACTTTTTCTATTTCTTTAGCGGTAGGTTTTTTAAGATATTTATTAGTGATTGCATCTTCCGAAGAAACGCCTACCTCACCTACTAATTTTTCCGCTTCTATTGTTGATACAAATTTTCCTTCGTTTGTTACAAATCCGTAATCTTCAAATGGTATTACTTCATCTTCAATTCTTATCCCGGCTTTATCTGTTGCGTCCCAATGATTGATCCCCTCATAAACTTTACCTTCATATTTTATCGCTGCACTTCTGAAAATTGGTTTCTTCCCGGTAACAGCCTTCGGTCCAATATCCTTTTTGTATCCCGGCTGCTGTGGTTTCTTTAATTGGAGAGCTGTATCATCTGCCAATAGACCGTTAATCAGGTCGGTCATATCCTTGTCAATAATTCCTGTGTCTTTTGGCTTTACAGGTTTTGTTTCAATTTTTGGTCGTGGCTCCGGAGCCTTAGTCGGTTTTTTCTCTGCCGTTGCTTTCTTCTGTTTCCACTTCCACTCTATTGGAGGATTAAGTTCTTGTAATTCTTTTGGGTCTGTAACAATCTTAACTCCGTTTTCTTTTAATTCGCTTTCAGAGAAACTTCCAAATTCGTTTTCAAATCCCTCTACATAACCTTCCCAAATATCTCCCTGCTTTTTGAATCCCCACCATTCCCATCCCAAACCGCCTAACGTAAAATTACTTGTCTTTATTCCGCTCTCTGTTACTTCTTCTTTAACCGGACTTGTCCTGACTATGTGTGTTCCCCAAAGTTTTATTGTATGGTCATAGCCATAATTATCGGTTACTATTGGGTAGCCTTTTGCATCTGTGGCGATATTCGTTTCCTCAACTTCTTCTATCGGCTTTCTTTTCGATAAAATTTCATCGCTTATTTTTCTTGCTTCTTCATAAGAAATATTTAGGGCATCCGAAATTTGTTTTAATGATTTCCCCTCATCAATCATCCGCTTGATTGCAGCAAGATTATTCGAGGGTTGCTGAATCTCACTTTTTACTTTATCTGTGTATTCTTTTGTGGTTAAGAATTCGTTGTCTTTAATAAAACCTATATCAATAACATCATCTTCATTGATATTATTCTTTTCAACTATTTCAGTATGATTTTTCGCATCAGCATCAGCAATAATTTTACCTGATTTTAATTTGACAGCAAAAGCATTATCAGGATATTTTTCTTTCTGTTTAGCCGGTTTCTTAATTAATTCCTGATCTTTACTCCATTCCTTAAACTCATCCATACTCATTTCAACTACATCTGAATAGTTTGCTTTACCTTCTTCGTAATTAGAAACATAAGATTGTTCAGCATCTTCAATATTTGTAAATCCGAGCATTACTTTATGTTCATCGAATTTACCTTCAGGGGTTGTTTGGTTGACTATGAATACTGGTGAGTCTTCCTGATAATCTTCTGATAAGAATACGTCAAGATGATCTTTATCTTTTCCCAAGGTTCCTTTGATATAACCGTAATCATTCTGTAATTCAATTTCCCATTTCTTCCCGGATTTGTCTGTGCCGGACCGCGTTGAACCTTTCAGATTTTCTATTGATATATCAAGTTCGTCTCTCTTAATGTGTCCTTTTTTGTAATTCCCGGCTTCCTTCTGAGCTTCTGTTGGTTCGGGTTCTATTTCCCTATAATTCTTCTCAACTAATATCCCTCCGTCCTGATCTCTTGCAATAATTCTATATTCTCCCTCAAGTTCTATCTCGTCAACATCACCATATTCGATAGCGTCTTTTTCTTCTTCTGTAAGCCAAACTAATTTCTCTGATGGTATTTCACCTAATTTAATATTAGGTTCAATCTGAATATTGTTGCCTAATTCTTTGGTTTCATAGTTAATAACGTCTTGGGCTGTTTTCCCTCTCGGCATCGAGCCTTCGCCTCCGCCTCGATAAAATACTTTGCTTTCTTTTCTTTTAGTATCGGCGGGAATTTCCGTTACAGGTTGAGTTTCTTCCTTACCCGGTCTCGTAAGGAAACCTTCTTTTTCCGCTTCGGTGATTTCTTCTTGCTTACCTTTTTCGGTAGGCTTTTCCCCTTTGATGCTTGGTTGAATTCCTCCACGTTCACCCCCTGTGATTCCAGTTTCTTCCGGTTCACGTTGAAGTATTTCCTCTGGGCTTCGCTCTTGTATGGCATCTGTTACTCCTTTTTTAATTATTGGCTTAATAGTTTGGATTTGCTTGAACTCTGTGATTCCTTGTTTCTTCATTGCATTGTATTCGTTCAACAAACCTTGCTGCCGTTCTTCGGTTAGGCTTCTGAGATCCATTGTGCCGTATTTCTTCCGGCTTAAATTCTCAAGGGTAAATTTATTTCTCTCTGTCAGATTTTGGTTGTGCTTTTCTGCCTCAACTAATAATGTTTCTGCTTTGGTTTTTATTTCTGGAGAGGTAATATCCGCAATACCTTCTCTCAATACTTCAACATCGTAAATGTTTCTCTTTCGCTGTGCGTTCTTGAATTGTCTGCTCAGCTCCACATAGTTATCGGTATCAAGTTTGGCTTTCTGTTTTTCCTGCTGACGTAACTCGGACTGTGCCTGTTTGAATTCCGGAGATTCCTGAATACTTCTGACTTTAGTTTTAATGTAGTTCGGATATTTGCTTTGAAGCTGTGTTTCCTGCTCGGATAAAGTTTCACCATTTACGACTTTATTTACAATGTTTTCAAGGATAGGAGTTTCTTCTTCTATCGTCATTCCCGCTTGCAGTTCTGTTACTGGTGGTTCGGGTGTTAATTCAATATCCTGAATTTTTTCTTCGGGAGTTTTAACCGGCGGAGGAACTGTCGTTGGTGTTACAAAAGGTTTTTTAATATCAGTTGGTGCGAATGGCGAAATCGGCTTCATTGATTGTCTTACTGTTTCATCAACTTTCCTTTCACCGGGAAGTAATTTTTGTTCAAATATTTTTGATTCTTTAATTGACGGTGGAGGCATTTTACCATATTGTTTTGGTATCGAGCCTGTGAAAATTGCATTTATGGCAAATTCAATTCCAGTCTGTGTAAGGTCTATTTCTGTAAATTGTTTTTGTAATTCCTTAACCAGTGGTGTATCGTTTCTTTCAGAATCATCAACTGCTCTTGCAACTTTATGAGATACCGTCCCTACCGCCGTTACTATCCCTGTATCTATTAACCAATTACCAATTTGTGTTGATAAAAATCCTTTGTCTTTAACATAACCTACATTAACCTTCTGTCCGTTTAATACGGTTTTCCATTTAGGAATAAATCCTTGTAATGACTGACCTTCGGGGACTACTGTTGGTGTGATCTTCTTTTGAAGTTTTAACCAATCTTTTGTGCCAACCTGTGTAAATGCTGTCCATACCAATCCTGATGCAAGACTATTGGCTATCGCTCCTTCCGGCGTAACTAATCCTGATGCCAGTTTTTCAGCTTCGCCCAATCCTCCATAAGTCGTCCCCGAAATAAAGGCTGAAATGGCTTTCGCTATCTTTGGATTTGTTTTAGCAAGGGTTTCAATCGCTTTGATTGTATTTACTCCTTGATGGATTCCTCCTCCTATCGAGAATAGCCCTGCAAGGCTCCCAGCAAATTCTGCTGCGTAATCAGCATATTTATTTACTGCCGATTTGTTTTGTCTTAATTCATCTGCTACCGCATATCTGAATCCTTCTGGATTTACATGATAAAGAAGTGTATTTGTTATTTGCCCTATTACTGGAATGTCTTTTAACATTCGTCTCGAAGTATTTGTCAGGTCTTTTAATAAATGCTGATTCTGTGCGTAATATTGCTCAGCTTCTTCGCTTGTCATTGAGTATGGGTTTTCTTTTATCTTCTTTTCGTGTTCAATCGCTAACTGAATAGCGTTTGGCGTTCCGAAAACACTTGTCCCTTTTTCATAATCCTGCAAAGATTTAATTAACCTGCGTGTCCCTTCTTCCTGACGTTCCTGTTTTTTAATTTCATCAATAGTTAAAACGTCTTCTTTTTGAATTGGTTTTAATGTAGAAAGAGTTGATTCCGCTACGGTTGTTTCTGGCTGTAATAGTGATTCAAATACATTAGCGGTTGATGTTTCAGGAGTTTCTATTGCAAATGGGATCTGTCCGGGAAATTGGCTACCGATAGATTCTTTAACTCCTAATTGTTCTTTGCTTTTCTTGAGACGTTCCTCTCTTGTCGCTCCAAGAGAATCATAGTCAATAAATCCTTCCGGGACTCCATAGTCTTCGCCGTATTCTGGCTCGGTTATGCCAACATATTCTTCGGTTTGTTTTTTTAATTTTTGGTCTAAACGATCTGCTATCTCGGTGAGATCATCGGTTTGAGTTGTGGTTTTCCCCTTCCATTCGAGATTGTATTTATTCTGTATCTTATCTGCAATCGTTGTTAAATCTTCAAAAGGTTGTTTAGCCATTTAGAAAGCCCTTGCTTTAAGAAGTCTTTTCATCCATCTCTTAGCATCATCGCTTGCCCCTTCCATTTCTCTCTCTACAAGTTTATCTATTTTCTTTGAGTCCTTGCTTTTTACTTCTGGTGATTGAAATAATAGATTATATATTTTTTCAAATCCCGGCATTTTGCTATTTAATTTATTCGCCGTCTGGTTGGTTGTAGCCTTAACATCTGTAAACCAGATATTTTTCTGTTCATCTGCTTTGCCAAGTTCGTCATTTATTTCATCTATTCTTGCTCTGATTAGTTTCTGATTTTCTGCTGAAGCGGTTTTGTATTCATCCTGTTTCTTCTTTAGTTCTACTGCAAGGTCTTTTGTCTTTTTATCATAAAATTCATAATTGTCCCAAGATTTTGTTAAATCTTTTTCTTGCTGAGAAATATCAGGAGGATTTTCCGGCATATTGATAGTCGTCCCGCCTTCTCCAGATTTTGGTATTCTGGTAAGTTCTTCTCCGACCTTTTTACCTTGAGCATCTTTTTTCAATTTATTATAATACTTCTGTCCTTCAATATTATAAACTTTGTAATTGCCGTTTTCGTCTCTCTCATATTCTTCAATCTCTGATGTATCTAACTTTGGATTAGAGGCAACTTCTGATACGCCTTTTTCGTCTCTCTTGAATTGTTTCTCTCCCGGACTCAATTCAAAATATGTTGGTTCTTTCGGTCTCAGTTTCTCTGTCTCTTGAGAAGCGAGTCCGCTTAATACATTGGTCTTCGACATCAAATTTTGATCTACATCGGGATTCATAATCAGGGGAACAATAGCTTTCATAAATTCACTAAGATTTTCCTCGCTTTTCATATATCTTTCTTGAGGAGAGATTTCTCTCGTTTGAGTTTCCGGAGCCATCGGTGGTTGCTTTGATAAATCTGTTTGTATGTTTTCAGGAACATTAGTTTTTAAGTTAAGTCCGGTTGGCTTCTCTCCCGTCATTCCTCTAACGTTATCAGGAGAAAGAACATTCGTTACCTGACCTCCCTCTTTCAGGTCGCTTTTCATTTTCGCTTTATCTTGCCCTTGTTCCCATTTGTTGTAAAGTCCAACTACTGTATTGATAAACTGTTTTTGTTCTTCTTTTTTCCTATTGATTTCAAGTATGTTTGCAAGATTTGTTAGATCATTCCCAACATCTGAAAGATAATCTACTTTCCTAAGTGATTTTGCAATTCCCATTTTATCCTCCTCCTCCTGTTGCTGCACCACTGCCCATTAGACTGCCAATTCCCGGTATGAAACCACTCGCAGTCTTGGCTATTCCTAAGATATCATCAAGCCAAGTATCGTCTTCGAGTCCTGCTATCGCTCCGCCCTTTAATCCGAATTTCCTGAATAGATTTCCTATATTCCCAAAATCAACTCCTGTTGCTGCCTGTTCTTTCCCAAACTTTAATTGATTGAAATATTCCATTAAATCAGTTAAGGCAGAAGATTTCCCTATTCCAAGATTTGAAAGAGCGTTCATTTTCCCTTTGTTGATATTAGAAGCTATCCCGGATTGTGTGTCTGTTAATACCGAACCTCCTGTAATCCCTCTTGATGCCAAAGAAGAACCCGCTCCCGCTTGCTGTTTTGCGATCTGCTCTGCTGTGTCCCGGTTGATTATGTCTTCATATCCGCCGTAAACATCTTCTACATTTTTTGATATTTGACCGTAATCGAAGGGATCTTTATAGTTGTCAAATCTATTTTTTACATCTGTTTTAAGTCCGCCTATTTCATCATAATAACTTTGGGAAGCCTGTTCTTGTTTTGATGGTCCTGCCATATTATCATCTCCTTTTTAATAAAAGTTAATTTCTAATGGTATATTTTTCGCAAATATACGATAAAAACCAAGTCTTTTGAATAACTTCGTATGTTTCTTCTGAGCGAAGCATCGTAATATTTTAATGTTTCCTTTTTCTGATCTTTCTTTTATGTATTCCCATATCTTGTTCGCTACCAAAGGATTCTCACAAATAAACGGCTCGATCATCATCACCGATCTCATATTTACAAAACCTTCTATCTTTCCCGCTTCTGTTTCAGCAACGAATATTGTTCCTTCTCCCGGTAAAAGTATATTATGCTTTTCTGCTAATTTCATTAGTTGCTCTAAGTCTTCCTGTTTCCCTGCTCTGATTTTCATTACACGCTTATCTGCCATTTGTAATTTATTATTACTCCCGCACCTACGTTTACAGTGTAACCTCCGGTTAAGGTTCTGTCCCATAAAAATCTATGCGTTGTGGAGGAAAGATTTACAATAAATCCAATTTCTTCTATTGTAATATTTCCTGCTGAATTATTTATTAGTGTTCGTGTGGCTTCAAAAAATGATGCACTACCTGAAACAGTCCAAGAACTTGTTTCAACCATTGCCCCGTAAGTTAACTGTCCCGCACCTGTTCCATGAGCAATTAAAGTTTGAAGTGAGTAATTTGTAATTGCAACTGCATTTGTCCCTATCCCCGCAACAATCCCATAAGCAGTAATCCCTCCTACTGCTTTCCCGCCTGTTCCACCCCACCAAGATAATGGATTGACTGCAAAATTGAGAGTTCTATTTGTATTAGACGTATCGGGAACATTTGTAACAGAGCCTGTAATATGGCTTGCTGCTAAGTATGCCATAAATGCCTGCACAAGTGAATTTGCTTTTTTATATCTGCCTTTCCTGATCACCTTTCCATTTAGATCGCACTCATCAAGCCTTACATATATTTGCACTTTCATTTTTAGCTCGCTGTTAAAGTTACTACTGTGCTTAAATTAGATACAGGATTTATTTCGTTTACTATCGCTGCTATCAATGACGCTGTTAATAATCCTGCCATTACAATCGCTGCCCAAGTTCCATCACTTCTTAAAAACTTTGCTGGATCATCAAGCCCTTTTGGAACAAATCCGTGTTTAATATTTGAAAAATCTCCTGTTGTATTGTCGCTGAGTTTAAGTTTAGCTTCTGTTACTTCATTATTATTTATCTTTGCCTCTACTACTGCATTACTCGCAATCTTATTCGCCGTTACTGCATTATCAGCAATTTTAGTCTCTATAACTTTACTTGGGTTGATTGTGAATACTGTCCCTGTGCCTGATACAGTAATATCTCCTTTGTCGCCATCTTCTACTGTTCCCGGCGGTCCGGGTGGACCGGGTTCTCCTTGTAAGTCTGCGATAGCAATTAAGTTCGTCCAAGCACCTGCGGGGTCGTCTCTCCATTGTATAAAGCCTCCGCTAACTCGCATTTCTATAAATGCACTACCTCCACCTCCTCCACTAAGTAAACGAATTGCTCCATCAATTTTTATGTATTCTTGATAGGAAGTCTCTGAAACTTTCTTGATAAATCTTGCCATCTCAGGAGTTTGATTCACAAGGGGAAGTTCCGAAACTTTCTTTCCTGTTAGTTGCTTGATTACTTCTTCTAAATAATCAAAAGCAGTATTCAGGTTCGGTATGTTGTCAAATCGGTATCTCATTTAGCGATCATTACTCCGGTTATAAGTGCTAAAATTATTTCCCCAACTATTACTAATGGTTCCTGCCACCATTTAGGCTTTACAATTTCAATTTCTTCATCCTTCAATTTCAGTTGTTCGATGTATATTTTCTCTCTTACTTCTGTCTTTTCAAATGCAACTAAGAGAGTGTCAATAACCTCACTTTGTTTGGCATTGATCTCGTCTTTTGTTTTATTCTGATGATAATAACTTTCCGCTTGTGGAAATATCCTCGCTACTCGCTGTAACTCAAAAGTTAGGAGTTGCTGTCTGGAAAAATTCTGGTATTTCGTTGTAGAATCTGTCTGAGAAATACCGTATAACGGCATTAACAAGCAAAGTATCAGAACTGTTTTTGAACATTTCATCCATCTGAGATATTTCATAACCGAACCTTTTAATTGTTTTTTCGTTTGATCTATTTAAGCTATCTATATGTGTAAGAGATTCATCAACTGATTTTCTTATTCCTTTTATTTCCTCGTTGATGCTCTCAATCTGTCTTTGGTTCTCTGCAAAAGCCTGATGTATTGTCTCCAAATCCGGCTGCTCTTTGCAGGAATTGGTAATAACAAAAAACAATGTTATCCCAAGAAGTATTACAATCAATACTTTCCATATATCTGTTTTCATAATTTATCAAAATCCTTTTCTGTGATTATACTCGCTGTTAAACAATGATAGAATTTTTCCGCAATTACTTTTATCGGCTCATAGCTCTCTTTGTCTCCCGGATTGATTATCAATCGAGCGTTTAAGTAATCGCTCTTATCTTTATTAAAAAAATCTTCAAGTGTGTATTTCGTAAAATCAGGGTCTTGAATACCGAAATTATCCGTCATTCCCATTTCTAATATCTTCCAAGCCATCTCATGGTCATTCGCAAGTTCAGGTCTGCTTACTAAATCAATGTTAAGAGCATTGCCAAATTTTCTAAAGTTCTCTTTCCAAGTTAATTGAACATATCCTCTGCCTATGTAAGGGAAGTATTTTTTACTTTTCAAGTATGCAATTGAGCCGTATTCCGTTACTGGCTGAAATGTGTCTGCCGTTTCCCACTTAATTGTAGCTAAAACATAAGCACGTTTGGCATTAGATTCTATTCTTATTGAGTTTTCGAGTTTTCCCAAAAGAAATTCTAATCCCTCAACCTGCTTTTGTGTTAATTTCCCGAAACTATTCCGGTAATGATTATAAAATGATTCTCTGTCGTATTTATACATAATAATCTTTTATTGAAGGCACTCACATATTTCAGAGAGTGCCTTTGATAAATTATTTATCCAATTAAATTCTTCTTGACCTTTTTTTGCTTCCCTGTTACTGACTGTTGCCATTGTTTGATTACTTCGTTGATATACACGCCAATCAGTCCTAAGAAAAATAATCCCCAAAAACTCATATCGGGAACAATTAAACCCGCCAACCAAGAAGCTAATAGGGATAACAATGGAACGATAAGTGTTACTAACACCGTCCCTCCAAATCCTTCTGAGCCAAGCGTAGCTTTTAACCAATTTACGAATCCTGATGCTAACCATACCACTACTGGCATTAGTATAGCGATAAGTTGTTCAGGTAAAATCCCAAGTATTGCAATTACTACAAGGGTGAACAGCATTGTAAGTGTCATTTTATACCTCTTATTATTTGTTGATGTTGCTTTTTCATATCTCTTTATAAATAAAATCGTCTTCTTTCATTTTTTTCTCTAATACTTTATCAAAATTATTTCTGAATTTTCCATTGCCAAACTGATCAGCAGTGCAATCCACAAGTGTTTCTATTTTGTAATTCATCAGCCTCCCACGATTGTTTGATCTATCAATCTTTTTTGTAATGTGTTTAAGGAATATTAATGCCAGCGAACTTAATACTGTGGTCATTATTGTAAATAACACTTCAATCATTTTATTTCCTTTTCTTAAAAACTACGTGCATAAATAAATTCCGTAACTGATACAAAGCTAACCAATAAACAATAACCCATAATTGATAGTTAATCCAGTCCGGTAAAAATCCTAAGTAGTATGTTGGTAAATAAGCAACGGCAAACTCCAATAAAAACAAAACAGCTAATCCCATAATAGAATGAAATGAATCGAAGTTTTTCCATTTAGAAGTCCATTTGATATACCATAATGGAATCCAGTAATCTTCTTTATTCCAACTGCCTCGATCAATCAATATCTGAATTTCCCGGTAGCTAATTGCAGCTACGAATAGCACTAACCAAATCCAACTCGATTTCTTTTTTTGTTCTTCAATCTGACTCAATTCTTTTTCCTTTTTCTTATCTTCTTAGCAATTTTATTGATGATACATTTTTTTCTATCACACTCGGCAATAAATCCAGATTCATAATACCAAGTTATCTTATGTCCTTTTTTATGCTTCATTTTTCTTTATGGATATACTCTGATTTCAAAAGGTGATATATTATGGTAACCATCTAAAGATACGCCAAACAATAATTGATTACCTTCTGCTTGAACAGGACTTGTGAACACTTCAATAACATTTGTATTCAATCTATAATTTCTTCGTGGTATCACGTATAATACACTTTCTTCGAACATGCCGATATAATTTATATATTCTGGCGTAATAACTGTTTTGCCCTCTGGGAAACCATTATTAAGCGTTGCATGATATATTCCTTGCCCTTGTCTGCTCCAAACAATATTTCCAATAGTGTTTTCCGAAACTGTTGCAACCGGCGCATTCGTCCCCGATTGACTAAGCAATGCAGTATAAACTTTATATGGTCTTACCTTTCCTTGCAAATCTGTGATTTGTTCCTGCATTGTTATTATTGAACTCAGATCAACATCCTTTGGCAATATCGCCCAATCATCAGCAGACGCAGGACTTGATTTTGCTTCGTGATAATAACAAAATATTCCATCTACTTTTGGGGTTCTTATTTCTGTCCCTATCGGTGTATTAGCAAATTCTGTTAGTGTTAATTCTTCTGTGCCATTATAGATAAGAATAAAGTTTATAACCGGCTTTCCCTTCATCCCTTTTGTTTTCCAAGCTAATATCTGGTCAAACATCGGCAACTGTTCCGGCGTTATGCCAACATCACCGACATTGAAACCTGTTAGGGAAACTTCCCAACCCTCTTTTCTACCTATTTTCATAATGTTCTCCTGTTTGTTTTATTATGAAGAACTTCCCGGAACCACACATCTTAGAGTGTAAATAACTTTTAATATTTCCTGATCTGCAACCGTTACCGGGCTTGTTAATACATTTCTTGTCATCGTAAATAAGTTGGCACAATCTCTAAAAGTATCACTAAATGATGAAGCATCATCAGAAGCAACCGTAAGAACATATTCTTCAACATCTATCGAAACTCCAGAATTATTTTCTATTGCTTTGAATATACTAAATTCAGCATAACCCGCACCGATTGTAAATCCTTCGACAAAGCATCCATAATACAACATCTCATTTGTTCCTTCTCCATGAACGATAGGGGTCTCAAGGTAATAGTCTCCCATAGCAACTGCGGAATTCCCTCTACCTAATACTATTCCAAATTTGTAACCTACTTGAAGTTCGCCGGTAGCCGGGTTTTCTGTCGTAATACCTCCACCATGAGATACAAGAAACGATGCCGGATTTGGATAATACGTTTGACTGACATTATCAATATCAAAAATTGCTCTTGTCGTCTGTCCTATATGTCTATAAAGTAATCTCATAAATGATACAAGGAAACCTCCGGGATCTGTGCCTGTATCAAGAACCGTCTTTATTCTGTAATTTACTGTTAGTGTTGCTCCGCTACCTACATTCACTACACTTCCGAGAATATCTCTCATTACCATAAATACGTAATTACTATCTCCGGCTTGCATTAAATAACCGATTTCACTTACTGCTACTAAGTCTGAAGCATTGTTAATAAATGTTCTGGTTATAGTTATCTGTGCTGACGTGCTGTCGTTTGTGTCTTGTGAAACAATAGTTGAACCATAAGTGAGCATACCATTTGCAGAACCGTTTGGCACTTGTGCATCTAATTGTTGATCGTCTATCACTACTGGTTCATCACCTGTTCCTACAACTATCCCTTGATTTTTGAATGTAGCATAATTTGGATAGCCAATCGCTGTTAATGGAAAATAACACGCACCTCCGCCTGTCCCTGCTGTCCATCCTACGGAGTAAGTTGTCCCGATTATATCTATTATAGAATTACTAATTTTGTTGTAACTGAATCTGCCTGCGAGAGTTATGCCCTTAAAACCTCCAAGTGTTATTATACCATTTGAAGGATAATCAATAAATAAATTTGTTGTCCCTTGTATTCTGAATCTTGAACTCGCTCCTTCAGTTACGTTAGTAATGCTTGACCCCGTGAATGTATGACCTAATCTGTAAAATGTCCCTCCAAGAACATTATTCCTTACGTCTCTACCCATCATTATATAAAGTATTCTCATAAAATTGGCGAGAATACTATCTGCTTTCTTCGTTAGAATTTTTCTTGTCTCACCATTTTTTTCAGTAAGAAAAATATCAAGATATAAATCTAAATCTCCGCCGTTTATCAGCAATTCTTTTTTAATCGTCTTCTGCATTCTCGGTTGCATCTGTTGGTTAATATTTAATATTTGCATTTATTTTACCTCTTTATGAAACTATTGTGTCAAAATCATTCCCGATTATGTTTGTTACTGCAAGTTCTATTTTTGTATGAGTGCTGAAATCTCCACCTACAAAAATAATTTCTCCTTCGCCCTCTGGTTCAGTTGTTAGCAAATAATCTGCTTCTCCCAATATGTTTGCTATTTCTAACTCATTTTTTGCTTTTATTCCAAAATCAACATCTGGATTATCAAGGAAATTAGTTATCGTTAATTCCGGTCCGGTAAAGAATGACTTAACATCGCTATTTATTTCCTCTCCTGTTATTTTACTTATTGAGAAGAACTGAGCATAATAAAGTCTATTGACTTCCAGATCAGTCAATATGATCGAGTGAAATTGCGTAAATGTTAAATCTTCAACCTCGTTAGTCATTGCTACTGGCGACAACCCATAAATAACTCTTGTTGTTGCTTCGTGTGTAGTAAACCATACCGCTCTTGCACTTGAAGCCTCTACTTCTCCTATAATATCAATATACATTAAAAATTCTTCAACCGGTGGTGGTGGTGGTGGTTCTTCTCCTGTGGCAAGTCCTAATGGCTCGCCTCCGTATTTACCAATCTGTATTTCTTTTATTGATAATTCAAAATCAATTAGTTCAAATTCTATCAGATCCGGTTTGTTTTCTTCCGGGACTATCCATCCGTAAAGCTGTGCGTAAAATGCTGCTACCGTCAGCCCGGCAGGAAGTTTTTGCCTGAATGATTTTCTTCCGGCATTTAACGTGAATTGAATGTTCTCCCATTCTAAATTGATTCCTCGCTGGAACCATATCCTTACATATAAATTTTCTGATGTAATATTTTCATTAAATTCACCTGAAATGTAACCGAGATTATACCTAATCGCTGCGTTTGATTGTTCAAATACTGATATTACTGCACTCTGAATATCTATTTGTATCCCGTGTCCGGCATCTGTCATTTATGGTTCTCCATAGGGAACTTCGGTTAATGAAAAATCAACGTTTTCTTCATAGATAATTCCGTTACTCAAAAAATAAAGAAGATTATTAAATCCGCTTCTATAAATTTCAGGGAAATGCCATTTCCTCTCCTCAACCCATCCGTTCTCTGTTAATAAATATTCTGTCTTTTGTTCTGAATCGTTTATCCTGATTCTGAAAGTATTAAATCTATTTCTTGTCCCAAATATTTTTGTCTTATCTTCAATCGCTAAGTATAGGTCTCTGATCGTATCTTTTAATAGTGGTTTCGGGATTAAAGAACTCCCAATATTAACTAAATAAATTTCCTCTTTCCCACACCAGAATACTAATCCGTTTATGTTTACAATTGATACTCTTGAAACTAAATCAACTCCGTAAATCGGCTGTCTCATTATTCCTACAAGTCCATCATCAATAAGAGTAGTTACTGATGAATCTTTCAAAATTAAAATCTCATCATTCTGTAAAAGTTCTATCGCTATTGTTGTATTGCTGTCATTATTCTCGAGTTCCCGGAAGTTACTGAATGATGCTATATCCCACATAAAAGTATTTGTAGGAGCTATATGAGATACAACAAGAAAGTTTTCATATCTTTTTTCCAAATAAGGATTCAAATAATAAACCCTTCCTCTTTTTACTAATGCTTGATCCCATCCCTTAACAATATCAAAGGTAGGTGTATAAGCCATTTCAGAACTTATTTCTGTTCCTGCCTGAACTGACTCTGTTGGCGTAATAGTAAGACTGTCTATCCCTATCATTAAAGGATTATTAACTGCATCTATGCTGAGAACTAATGAGCCTTGTATTTCTAATTCTGCTGAACATAGCACCCAACTCCCACTTGTAGTTATGGATATATCTATAAATTCACTCGTCCCGGTTGATGATACCCTTATGCTTGTAGTTGCGAAATCAGGTATTGCGTAAAATTCTATCGTAAATTTTCTTTTCGCTGTTGCTATCAAAGGTGATACGATTTTCATATTTCTTGCGAGTCCAGTAGTGTTTCTCAGGAGGAAATAATATGTCCCGCTTTGTGCCGTTATATCTCCCCAAGCAAATGTAAAAGTATCAATTGAGGAAAATACCCAATCGGGATGAGATTGATTCTGCCATCCTCCGATTGTGTTTGCTTCATCTGTTATTGATAGTGCATCTTCTTCATTGTAATATTCTCCGCTTCCTGATAGACTGAATACTGGCGTAACAACATAACCGCCATCATTGATCTTTAATTCTTCCGGTGTGTATTCATCTATCGTCTTTAAGTCTTGTGTGCCATACAAATAAAAATTTAGATCATCATTAACAGGACTCAAATAAAATTTTAATTTTATTGAACGTAAACTTTCTCTGCCTAATTTTACTAAGGCATATAATCTTATATCGTAATCATCGCCTATCGTTACGCTCTTTTCTGCCACTAATTGCTCTGCATAGTTATCAAGCAATACGGTCATTTTTATATTATAAGTCCCTGCTGCAAATGTCCCGCCTACTCCTGTTTCTGTTCCTATTACATAATCATTTCTTGCCTGTTCGCTTATCACTGCGTTCTCAACAATAACTCCATCGGTTTTTGAGAATTTTTCTATAACATCAGGCAACAATAGAGCAGGGTGAAAATTTGAAAAATCGAGTTCTGATGTTTTGTAAAAGTTTTTTCTATAACCTACCATCAAGCCCGGTCTATTTTCTCTACCTCCGAATCCTATTCTTAAATCATTATTTATTCTGTGAAATACAATATCTTCCTTTTCTATGTTATTAAAGAATTCAAGCTGAGTGTCAATATCAATCCAATTTCTTGACATTATTATTACATCATCAACCTCCCAACTATTTAAGAATACAGTAATGTTAATATCATTGTAACCATAATTACCGATAACGTCTGTTGCTTCATTAGTTATTATTTTCGCATACTCGTCTTTATCTACATTGTAGATCGTCCATCCTATAAGTGAATCTGTTGCTATTCCGTGAACCTGAAAATCTCCAAAGATTCTGAAGTGAGTTTTGAATGTTGCATCTACTTGTTCAATTATGGTTATGATGGTTTTATTAACCCATTGCCAATTATTCAACCATTGAGTTCCGTCCCAATAAGGTCTAACCCAAAACTGAAATCCTTCCATTGTATTTGCTACAATTCTGCCTCCCGGTCCGAATCCTTCTAATGCTTGGACAATTCCTTTTTGTATATCACAAATTATTTCTACTCCTTCGGGATCTGCCTGACGATCAAAAAATGGAGCGAAGTTTATTACTGATGTGCTTATAAGTGTGCTATGTGTTGGAGCGATATATTTTGGAGCGTAACCCGGTCTTAATGTTAAAGCACCCGGCTTTTCGTGAGTATAAACATTCAATAATCGTTTGGCAAACTTGGTTCCCGGATTAACAGGATTAGAAGCCATACCAAGAACATCCATAAGGTCAATCGGTTTCCAGTTTTGCTTTTCCTTTGCCATAGTAACTTGGTTTTATCCAAAATTTAATGAAACATTTTATAAAAACTTTGAACCAGTGTCCTCCGTCTCTTATCCTTGCATATCTTGTGTTGCTTTTGATTTCTACTGTGTGAAAATTCTGTGTTGATATTGATTGAACAATCATTGTTCAATTTTCTATTGTGTTTGTGCTGCTTCTTCTAACCATAATCCATAAGCGATATTCACAATTTCTTTATGCCATTGTTCTGCAAATGGACTGTCATAATCTCCATCCTGAATAAATGGATTCCCGGTTTCTGGATCAAGTGGAAGTTTTATGTAATGGAAATTGATATTAGCAAATGATGTGTCTTTCGGAAATACTTCTAATTTTTTTTCTACTTGTATTATTGCCGGGTCGCTTACCGTTGCCTGATAACTTTTATATTTCCCCGCTAAAAAATGAGTATAAAGATTTTCAGCTTTTGGTTTTGCATAAATTCGCCCTTCAATCGTATCTCCTGTGATAAATGCACCAATGATTTTATAAAAATCTAAGTAGGGATCTTCAATTTCAAATATTCCGGCTGTAAGTGCTTCTTCATCACTTACTTTCTGCATTTCAGGGAATGTATTTATAAATGCCTGCACTTTCTCTTCTAATTTCTGCCAAGATAAATTAAAAAATGTTTGTAAAGCCCTATTGATAAAATCAATAATTATTTCTGCCTTTAATAAAAAAGCATCTGGAAGTTCTCCGCTTCCCGGCACAAAGGTATCATCCTGCAACTGATCAGGAATCCGCTTTACTAATTCAATACAAAGTTTATCAAATTTAGGTGTTGGCATTTTTTATCCAAGAAATCCTGATATTGGTTGTCTGGTTAAGTTGTGGTGTTTTCTGTTCTGTATTGGCGATAATCTTTTAACTTCATTTTGAAATTCAGCAAGGTATTTGTCCCCCTCATCTCCTCCAAGAATTTGAGAAGTTGCGTATTTTTCTAATGCCTTATCAAAATCATTCCTCAGCTCCGGCTCGTTTTCTTTGTTGATTATTCCTGCTGATGAACTGATATAAGCATATAATTGAATTTGTTCGTCTTCTTCTTCTTCTGTCGGGGCTGGATAAACTTTTAATTCATTGTTTATAATTGTCGCTATTTTGGGTCTTCCTTCCAGATCAGGATTTGCGTTTACTGTTTCTACAAATAAATCATTTGGGATTACGCTGAATCCTTTTGAGAACATTGCTTGATTGTTAAAATCTGTTAATCCACTATTGCTCGCCCATCCGGCAGGTAGTTTTACAACTTTTACTGATGCAATATTCGTTCTTGTTATGTCTTCTTCATCTGTTGTTAATGGATATGTGTCCAGCCCTTCAACAAAAGCTATGGTAATTATTTTATCAGGAAAGATTTCACTTATTATCCGGTCCTGACCCAACATCATTTCGTCAAAGACTTCCTGATCTAATAAATCATTCAGAGAAATTCCGTGTCTCCTTAGATTCCTGTAAATTCTGGATAATATGTCCGTTGAGCGAGGCATTATTCTTCTGCCCCCGCTTTACCTGCCGACTGCTTGTCAAGTTTTTCTTGCTGTGCTTTCTTGGCTTTAATATCAGCTATGATTCGCTCTTTGATTCGTTCATTCTTTTGTTTGAAGTAACTGCCTAAGCGTAAAAATTTTGCCAATGCGAGAAGGTCTTCTCTCTTTTCAACTTTTTCAAGTGCTTCTTCAATATTGTTATAATTGGCATCTAAGAATTCTAACGGTTCAAAAACTTTTGGCGGTTCCGGTTCTTTTTCTTCTTCTGGTGTATAAAAAGGGGGGGCTTCAATATGTTGTGCATATTTGTATTTTTTCGACCAATTCTTTGTGTAGTAAGCAGCTATCTTGTCCGGGACTTCGACTGGTTCTCCTGCCTTAAATTCCTTAGTAAATCCTCCCTTCCCTGCTAAACCTTTGAAGTTTGGCGGTATCTTCATAGTGTGATCGAAAGTTGAATAGATGGTTGCCATCTTAGTATTCTCCTATCTTGTGTTTATTAAACTCGCCCCAAGTTAATGGGGCGAATTGATTTTTTTTAATAAGTGGTTTATGTTACTGTTGTTTTAGCAACGCTCGCCCAATCTCCAACAACTGCCGGATCTGATTGAGCCTGATGCTGATACATCGCAACACTCGCTACTTTCGGAGTCAATATTATTGTTCCGATTGGTGTTGTTGCGTAATCTGTTAATGTAGGTGCATCTGTCCCGTCATACGTAAGTATAAACTGTTCTGTTGGATCGCCATCTACTTCTTTAGCTGCAAAACCAATGAATTGTTTGAGGGTTGCTTCCTGAACCTCAGTTAATTTCAAAACCTCTCTGGGTCTGTCGCCCACGTATGGGTGAGACCAACCTGCTCTTTGCCCGATTCCTGACATAATAAATTTCTCCTAATTTAATTTTTTAATAATTATTTAGCTTATGAACTTGTGCCGGTCTGCCATGCTATGTTCTGCGGTGTGTATGTTGCTACAACAAGTGAACTTGAGTTTGGCTTGAAGTCTGCTGCTGCTACCTTCCTGTCGGTATTGCTGTTGTCTGCTCTTGTAAATCCACGTGCTGTAATAGATGCTGTTTCCTTGATGTTACCGAAATCATCAATCTCATCTTCCATTCTCAACTGTTTGTTATTTGCAGCAAGCAGAGCAGATGCACCGAGATAAATGGCTACCTTGATGTCCGAGTTATGAATAGGATTCTTTATCGGATTCGGATTACCATAATTGATAATTCCTCTTGTTGCGTCATAACCTGTATCACCATCTAACCAGATGCCCGGATTATTAACATCAATAAGAATCAACGTGCCTTCTACTAAGTGTGCTTCATAAGCACCTGTGAACATTGCTGCTTTATTTCCTTCGGCAGTAATAAGTGCGATATGAACTCTTTCAAACAGTGGGTCTTCTGCAAGTTGAGCAAATTGTCTGTCATTCAATATCACAACTCCTTTTATCGGATGTCCCATAACTGTTACTGTCGGATAACCGATTGTAAGTTCGTTAGCTGCCATCTGCATTTTACGGAGAGTCTTCATTGTGAATTCATCACCTGCACCGAGATTGTTTAACAATGCTGCAATAGCAGTTTCATAAGTGGTGTTGTTTGAATTATATGCCACCTTTCCATAGCCCTCGATGAAGAAATTAGGATGAGATTTCTGAGTGCATATACCGGCAAGCTCAGGGGTCTCTATCAGGTTATCATCATATCCTCTGTAAACAGCCTGATATGGAGAGTGTAGCATTAAATCTGTATTGAATTTCTGAAGATCAATTTTTACTCTGCTCATCAATCGTTTTACCAGTTGTGGATTTATAGCCATATCACCGTATGAACCATCGCTAACTTTAACGGGTTTTCTGATTTGTGTGAAATATCCTTTTCTGTAAACCCATCTACGATCTTCACCGAAACCTTTAGCCTGTTGATCTCCTCTTTTCGGAGGGTCAACAAGTGGTAACAGAACCGGAATATCCATATCCCAACCACCATCATGAAACCAATCTAAGAGAACTTCTATTGGTTTGCCTGATGGAGCAACTGTTTTATTTCTTAACGCACCATAAGGAACTGAAGTTGGATAGCCGTATTGATCTTTTCCGCCGGGATACCCCATTAAGTCTCCCCAAACTGGTGGCTGAAACCACTCACTGTTTGTGAAGTCTTTCTGCAATGCAGTTCTATACATTGCAACGTCTTTGTTTAATGTTCCCATAATATTTTATAAACTCCTAATAAATTTTTATTTAATTTTTTTCCATATCAGCAATAATTTTCTTGACCTGATCTGGACTGGCTTTTTCAATGTCTTCGACTGTCAGGATTTTACTTCCTCCCGAACCCCTTCCTGATGCCTCTCTCAATGTTGCCTCTTTCACTTTGTCCTTCTGCAATCTGTCGCCCTGTGTTTTCTTATTGACAAATTCAGTGAGGATCTTATCGTCATATTCTTCCCGGAATTTTCTTGCCAACGCACCCGGCTTCAACCAGAATGTTTTGCCTCGTCTTCCAATAATATCATTTGATGGAATTGCTTCGCCTTTTTCATTTGTCCCTACTGTTATCAATTTATTAAATACGGCATTGAAAGGATTTCCTTTATCATCTTTGGTGATAGTTAAATCTACCCCCAAATCAGCTTCGGTTAATCCATATTTCTTTAATCCTTTTCTGATGTTTTCGATTTCGGTTTGGAGGTCCTCTACGAGAACACCGTAAGGATTATCGTTGAGTGCTTTTAATCTTGGTAAGGTTTCTGGAGTTAGCAATGGTAATACTTCCTGTGGAGATTCTTCATAAAGATTAGGAAGATTCTTCTGGACATAAATTACTTTTGATAGTTCTTCCTTAACAATTTCTTCTGCCTGAGTCTTATGTGTTCTGAATTCGTTGTCAGGATTATCTACGTCAAGGTCTCTCCTGAACTCTTTATATTCTTCCGAGTTCATTGATTCAACTTCGGGCATATTCGGATATTTGATTTTGAGACGTTTTAATGTCTCTTTCTCAAGTATCTTTTTTATTTCCGGGTCGTTTTCTGGAATGACAGGAAATTCTATTGGCTCGACTTTAGGCTTTAATGCTGCCTGAGATTCGGATTTACCGGCTTCTCTTTGAACATCAACAAGAATTTTTATTAGCTCATCTCCACTTTTCTCAAGGAACTGCTCTTTCATCTGAGCAATCATTTCTTCGTTGTCCTTGAGATAAGGAGATTTCATCGCTACTGCGTGGGCTACTGCCTGAGCTATTTCATCCTTGCTCTTGTCTTTATAGTTGTTGAGGATTCCTCGATCTTCTTCTGACTGTTTGCTGATTAGTTCTTCAGTCAACTTGAAGTCTTTGTCTTTCTCTTTCTCTTTTTCCTCAACTTCTTTTTCCGGTTCCGCTTCTTCTTCCGGTTTCTTTCCTTCTTCGACTTTTGTATCATCAGAAGTGTCCTTCGCCTTTGGTTCGGTTTCTGTTGATTCTTTTGCCGGAGTCTCCTTATCTTCTAAGGTTCCGTCAATTTTTTCATCGAGAATTTTTATTGCTTCCGCAACTTCTTCCGGGTTCATCTCTTTGATGGCTTGAATTTCTTTATCTTCGTCTTTCGAGCCTTTGTTCAGCATATCTGCATATAAGTCTGTCATTATTCTATCTCCCTAATATTGTGTTTGTTTGTGATTTGTATTTTTTATTTTTTACTTCTAAATCTTTTTCGCTCATCATTTCAGTAACATTCCCAACTATTTTTCTGCCGGTTAAAGGAATGTTGCCTAAAACATTTGTTTTATTACTCGGAGTGGTTTTTGTTTTTTCAGTAAGTATTGGCTTAGTATTGTCTCCCTGTGGTCTGTTTTTCTTATCAATATCTGTAATCTGTTTTGACGTTCTTACCTGATCTGATGAATTAACATTTGCAACCGAACCGGGTTTTTGTTTCGTCCATTCGGGGGGTGTTTCCTTTTTTGGCTTATTGCCCAAGTTTAATTTCTTAGCAACATTATTTCTTATTTTTTGCCGTCTCTTTTCTTCCTCATCATTTGTCATTTTAGATGCACTCCTATACATTGTTAATTCGTTATTTAATGTTCCCATTATTAGTGTGCCATTTTGTTTGCTACTGGTCCGGAATTAGATAAATAAGATGCCTGACACATCTTTATTATTTCATCATCGCTTGCATTAAAAAACATCGTTGCATATTCGCTGAATTTTTCTATCGTATCAAATATCTTAGGAATGGTTTTGTAAGAGTCAGAATAACTACCGTCCTTTCTTTTGCTTGGTAATCCGGAAATTTCAAATCTTGCTGATATTTTTCCATCAACCTTTTTCACATCTCCGATTGATGTCTGAATTTTTGCTTCTTTAATATCCCCTGCAAGATTTAATTTCCCTGAAACTTTTTCTCTTAAACTTTGTTCTTTCATTGTAGTATTCCCTAATATTTATTATAAATAAAAAACGGTTGCAAATCCCGGAGTCTTTATCCAGAACCTACAACCGTTTCATAATTCTTCTATTTATTTACGATTATTGCCTCCCTATTAAGTCAGGAGTCCATCAATATTATTAATCAGAAGGGAGCCATTTTTCAGACCCCCTTCAACACAACACAAGAAAGATTGGAGGGAACGAAGAACATTTCCACCAGTTCTTGCTCAAACTTAGAATATTTTTATCAAATATCAAAACAACCTATTTTTCATACGAACTCTTATCAGGGTAAAGACTCTCGAATGTCTCTGCTATTGCTCTTGTTATATCATCTGTGCTGAATAAATCTGTCTCTGAAATATATTTCCGGATTTCATTTTTACTATGCGAAGGTGGCATTTTTTTATCCACTCTTAATTTTCCTGCGATTCTTATTGTGTTTGCGTAAAGAGATTTAATAACATAACCTGCTCTTGCTTTGTCCCAATCGTATTGCTCCATAACCTTAATAAATTTCTCTTTGTAATATTTCATCGGGTAGTGTATATCAAAATGCGTTATTGATAAGCCTCTCTCATTCAAAATATTTGCTGTGTTAATTAATGCTTTTTTGTAAGCATCGTTTTTTGGTCTTCTTTTTGCTTTGCTCTCAAGATTATCGAAATAATAATAATCCAATGTTGCAAAGTCTATCTCTTTTACCAGAAAAAAATCATCGTTAAAAAATATAAATGGATCTGAAATTTCTTTCGTCTTACAAGCAGTTAATATTTTCTCGCAAATCCTTCTTTCTTTCAAATGTAAAAGATCATCTGTTTTCTGAATATGAATAATTTTGTCATTCAAATAGAGGGGTTTATCTCCAACTATATAAACCTCCCCATAGTTCTTGCCGAACTTTTCAAGTGAACGGAGAGAGTATTTCATTTCTCTACTTCTCCACTTTGAACAACCATCGCCGTAAATGTAAACTATATCAGGGATCATAAGAATAGTGTTTCTTTATTCGCTGCTATCATTCCTTGCTTTATGATTGCAAGTTGAGCGGTTTTGAGTTCTGTTTTATAAGCACTATAAGTCCCGGAGTTAGCCAGTTCTGATTCCTGTTGAAGTTGCTCATCTGAAATAAATTCACCGTTGTAACGAATTAGAACTTCCAACATTCTTCTCGCTCCCAATCTTAGTTTTGGGTTCCATACATTTAATACGTCTTCCGTTGTAGCCGGTGATGGTATGTCGTGTCCCAACCAGTCTATTGCCGACTCTGTTGCATAAAACAATCCATCGCTGCGGACATCAAGAAAACCTGCTCTTTTGAGATCCGTCTTATACGCTGAATATGTCCCGCTATTCTTTAGCCCGGCGTGTGATCGCATTTGTCCTTCGGTCATTCCGTTTGGGAACCATTGAACCAATGCTGCCAACATTCTTCTTGCACCTTCCCGGAGTTTAGTTTCGCCATCGTTATTTGCCGATTTATAATTCTGCAAGGTTTCTCTTGGATAATATTTTGTTTGTTGTTTGTCCTGTTTGATAATTGGCTGATGTTTTATGCTGACATCTTGGATTTTAATTTCTTCTGGTTTTGGAAGGTTTAATTGAACTCCCATTTTAAGTAATTGGTCTATTGACTCTCCAACTTTTTTCAATGCGTCTTTATATTTCATAATAAAACCTTCATAAGTTGTTTTGATTCTGTCTATGTTTTTGCTCCAGTATAATATTTCTTTTTCTTTACTTATCAACTTTATTTTCAAACCAGAGATTTCATCCTTCAATTTCCCATCATCTGATTTAATAACTGGTTGCTGTTTCTCTGCAAACCTTAATTTCCCTCTCAAAGAGTTAATCTCTTTTCTATAATCATCAAGGGTTTTTAATTCTTTCTCCGCTTCTTCCGGGAGTTCTTTTATTCTGCTTAGTGCTTTTTTAACCTTATCGCTTGCAGGAGGGATAGCAACTAACCTCGCTCCTGTTTTTGGATGGCTCGTTATCACCTTCCCGATTTTTATTAATTCGATTTTGTTGCTTATTGCCGGTCCAAAAGCATAGAACTCTCCCGGTGATAAGTTTCTTAGTGAAAGTATATCCTGTTTGCTCGTAAATCCTAATTCTTCTCCTGCTCTTTTCATATCAATGTCGAGTCCTGTCCGCCCGATCAGCTTGTTATTACATTCTGCTGCTGCATCTTTATGAAGTTTACTTAATCGTTGTGTGGCTAATACTGCACAATATCCCCGCTTCCTTCCCCTTGTGCATAAGTCTATTACAGATCCCATCGCTTCCGATTGTCCTTTCTCCGGGCAAAAGACATGTGCTTCATCAACTATTACTAAACAAGAGTGCCATAAATTCTTTGGTGCATTTATCATCGAGTCAAGAAACCGCTTAACGAATGTAATGCGCTCATGATGCTTGAGTTCATACAAATCTATTATTGCCGATACGTTTAATTCGAGAAGTGTCCTTGCTGTCTTTTCTGCATAGCGTATGTTTACCGGGTAATCTCCCTGCTCTCCGAATACAATGAAATCAAATTTCTCCCGAAGTGATGAGAACTCACCTTCAAGATCGAGAACTATCTGCTGCACTTTACCGTGTGTCGCTTCAAGTATTTTTCTTATTAAATAACTTTTCCCTCCTCCTGAATTAGCTTGGGCGAGTAATCTTGTTTCAATTAGTATTTCTAAATCTACTGGTATTCCTATATCAACTTTCATTATTGTGCCTTTATTCTGTAATTAGTTTTTTTACTGCATTCTTTACAATATTTATTGCAGTTTCATAAACTGCATCTATCTGAAATATTTCCCCATTAACATTACAATCCAAAAGAATTGTTGCTTTACCTTCTGTTTCTGTAACTCTTATGTATGTAGCCTCCGGTATAAAGAAAGTGCAATTAGTTGTATATTCATCTCTATCAGGTAATTCTATTCCCTGCTCTTTCGCTTTCTCAATAGCATCGTAATTTTTACAAAAAATAATAGGTAATTCAAGAATTATCATTTTCAATTCATCCTATAATTATTTTAAGTGTTTCTTCATCCTTGATTCCGTGAAAAAATACTGCGCCGTTTTTTACTGCTTTCCTGAGCTTTGGATAATGTTCGGGTAAGATTGTGTTTTTTGAAAATGCTTTTTTCTTTATGAGTAAATTATTAACTGGTATTTTTGCGTATTCAACTGCTCTGCCGATAAACCGATCAGAGAAAAATCTATCCTTTGTTTTTACTGTGTCTAATTTATCGTAAACTTTCTGCATCCCTTCTCTTGTAAATAACATCGGATAGTGAAGATAAAATTTCCCTCTGTATTTATGTGGTTTGTTCTGTGAATAAACTGCTGCTGAAACTCCTCCCGGTTCTGGCATTACTTCTTTTGGCAATGCTAATGCGAAAGAATCGTATTCCATCAAGAGTAAGTGAGTCCAATCTTGTTGTAGTGCAAATTTGAAAACATTAATTATTCTCTGTGCTGATATTTCGCCGTGATGTTCAGCAAACCCTATCCCCAATTCAGTAAATAGATTCTGGATATTCATCTTACTATCTACTGGTGAAATAAATAATACTTCTCCTGTGTGTTTTGTCCAAAGGTGCGGATGCCTTAGAACTGTTGGCTCGGCTTCTTTATGCGTCATTATTAAGGATAATAATTTCATTCTTTACCCAACTTCTTTTTAAGAACCGTATTCTCTGCTAACAATCCTTCATTATCTTTATTGAATTGATATACCATCGCCCAACCTAAGCCGGATATTGCGATCATTACTATAAGTGCTATTGCTCTTATAACTGGTTCTGCTGAATGATTCAATGTTATTGGTTCCATTTTAAGCCTCTATAAATTCTCTTAATAAAGTAAGCAGTTTTATTTCTTCATTTATTATTATTTCCGGGATTACGGGGGGACTATTGTTCTCTAATTTGACTATATCGGAGATTTTAACCTCTGAGGGTAGCATTACTTCCCCGCCAACTTTCCTTACCATCAATCCCCTGCTTTCATAGCCTATCGCTAATGAAGGTCTTCCTAATGCCATTGTTATTACAGATCCATGCATCCTGTTTCCAAAATAGCATTTAACCTGTGCATAAATATTAAGGTATTCCTCTGCTGTGTCAAAATAAATTATCCGGTCCTCATTCCATCCCAATTCTTCGGGCTTCTCTATTCTATAATCTTTATGTGAATGAACAATGAAATAATAATCGTTTGCTAAACAATACCTGTTTATTTCAGGAAGTATATTCTGCCATATCCTTGCTTCTTTAGGATTAAAATGACTGTCGTGAGCTCCATCCGGCATAAAGTTACATAGTTTATATTTTGGTTCTTTTATTTCCTCTACTGCAAATACAGAGGGGCAAACGCTGTCTATAAGGTCAGGGTGATTTCCAACAAAATTTCTTACTGTTACTGCAAAAGCTCTGTCTATTGCCTGCTGAACTGCCGTAGCATAAGTGAAAAGGTCTTCTATGTATTCGCCAATAACATTTCCAACACCTAAAATTAAAAAATCTTTTTTCCTTTCTGATATCCATCCTTTCATCATCATTCCCCACCAAGATATTGACTGTGATGTGCTTACTTCATTGTTCCAGAATAACGGCATACCGCATAATATTGCTTTATTAAATTCTCTTGGCTGCCAACTATCAGTCTCTTTATCAAGTAATTCAAACTCTGCTTCCGGGTCTATCATTTTTACAAGATTCTGAACTCCGATTCTTATTAGTTCGTCCCCTGTGTTTCTGTTCCCTGTGGTTGTAATTAATAAATATTTCATTTTGCTATTATGTCCCAATGTTCTTGCCCCGTTATTTCTTTGTAACGATAAACTTCCCTGAAATTTTTATATCCCAAATCTATAAATATATTTGTTATTGATTCTGCCGTCTCTCCAAACTGTGCAAGAGCGAAAGGATTTATTTCTATGTGGATTGTGGGATGAAGATTTTTAATAGTTAAATATCCACCACGTAATACTTCGGCTTCATATCCTTCAACATCAATTTTGAGGAAAGCTAATCTTCCTTTCCAAAACGAATCTAATCGAAATGTTATTTTATTCCCACCAATCAAAGGATAACCGCCCGTGTTTCCGCCTCGCCTGTCTGTGCCGTAATTTTCCCCAGTTCCTAATGCAATGTTATAGCACTGTGCATACGGACAATTATTCAATAAGCAAATAAAATTATCCGATCTCGGTTCAAATGCGTGAACAATACAACCCTTTTTCAGGAATACTTCTGTGCTGTCTCCTATCCACGCTCCAGCATCAATAACAATATCCCCTTTCTTGAGTTGCTGTATTTCCTCGATGCCTGAAAAGTTGTCGTCCCAATCAAGACGTTTCTTTTTCTCAATTTCTTTTGAGGCAGTATTATCATAATCCGGGACTAATATCCCCTCTGTTCCGGGTATGATTCTCAAGTTAGTGATAAGTTCATATTTCATTTGTATAATCCTTTAAGTTGCTGTGCTGTAAATTTCCAGTCGTTCCAATCTCCGCCGTATTGTTCTAACCATTTTTTTGCTAAACTTCGGTTTATAAGATTCTCCCTGCAATTACTATTTTGCTTTGCTTCCCAAAATGAAGGATGTTTTTCGTGATAGATGGCATTGTGTATTTCTACTCCTCCAGATCGCTTAATCATATTTCGCATTATCATATCCCACGCCTCTCTTGCGAAATACATATCAGGGAATATTTCGTGATGTTCTTTCCACCATTCTTTTGTAAATGCAAATGTATCGCTTCCCGGATACCACTTGCCTTCTGCTACCTGATCTTCTGATATGAAGTTATCTTCTATCTTTGGGAAATCATGCCGATGAAAATAAACAGCTCCGTGTCTTTCTGTTTCGTGCAATATCCAACCTGTTATGCCGGGAACAAAATTTATATCGGCATTGGTTATTAGTATGATGTCTCCTCTGCACGTTTCTTGATAGGCATCATCTATCATCTTTTTTACTTTCGGTATTTTGTTACTCTCGTAAAAATGTAAAAACCATCTGCCGTAACCTGCTATTATTCTTTCCTTAGTCCAAGATGCTAAGGCAATATGTTTTCTTATTTTTGTCTCTTTATCTGAATTGTTTGCTGAACTTGTTACTAAATGAATTGCCGATGTTGGAAGATTATGTCCCTCTATCGCTGCCTGAATTATTTCTTCCATCCTGTTTGGCACTTCTGAATAAAGAACTCTTAGTATATGGTTTCTTCTCCAACTGGATTGATGCCAAGTATCTTTCAGGTCTGATATTAAACTTACTACCGGAAGTTTGGGCGGAGTTCTCGGCATTGCTTCTGCTAAATGTAGGGGGGCTGAATCTATCGCTATCAAACATCTTGCTCTTTCGTATAGCGAAAGTAGATCATATATCCGGTGTGCTTTTAATTCCGATATGTCAATGATTAAAAATTTTTCACATAATCTTTCTGTGAGTTTATTCAACAATAGTTCTCTGTATTGGAAGGGTGATGATGTTCCGCTTAACGCTGTTAGAACTATTGGCTTTTTATTTTCACTTATCTCAAGGAAATTTAATATGGCATTTTCTCTTTCTTGATTTCTGTTCGTTACGTTCAATGGTAACTTCCCCCATGCTACCGGGCAATGTGATAATCTCCAAGCCTCCCTAAGAAATGAACTGCATTTTTTATTTACCTTATAGTTCCTGCCATACACTGCACAATTTACCAATATGTATTCTGGATAATTTCTTTGTGCAAATATCACCGCTCCTGCTGTGTCAGTGAATTCTCCGGGAAATTCTACTTTCTCAAGAAAGTTAAATCCATCAAGAACATCTGCATATTTCTTTGCTGCAATTACTTTAGGTTTGTAATTGTGTTGCTGTGATTCGTATTTTATTGCCGGAATGATATTAAGTATGTCGCCAATTCTACCGAGCATCAAGTATATTTTTTTCTGCATTTCTATTTTATCCTTTGGTTATTTGTCAGTAATTCTAAAAGGTTTGCTATATCCCTCATACATACTTTTTCATAAATGGTTGCGGGATAAGGTTCATACGCATAACATCGCCATCGTGGAAACCAAACTATCATCCCAAGCAATGTGTTTGTGTTGTCCTCTTTTTCTTTACTTCTTACCGTGATTCTTACTGTCTTCGGTAGTCTGGTAACTATTGCAAATTTAATCCACTTTGATTTTACCTGCTCGATGATCTGCTGTTCTGTTTGCTTCTTCTGCATTTCTGTATTCCTTTATTTAGTTGATGTCTTCCTGATCTGGAATTCCTACCATTAGTTTGTCCGGGAGAGGAAGTTCTATTCCTATCGGTCTCCATAGATGCAATACGTTTGGATGGCAATTTACATACTCGGATTTCTTCGGATGATATTGAATGACTGTATCTTCTCCTCCCCAAAATAAATCTTTAACGGCGTTCATTACTTCCCAAGTTGGTGTCCTGTCTCTGTTGACCGATACCGAAACGTGTTCCCATCCTAAACCATCACTGGCTATCATCCTTACATGGTAGCCTCGAAACACTGCATAAAAACAGCCGTTGTTCCCTGCTGTTTCATCTGTCCCTATGAGTGGTTCTCTTTCTTTTGTTACTCTGAATTCTTCTGGAACTTTGAACATATCAATACTCATCTATATCTAATAAAACTCTCTTTTTACTTTCCTTGGCTCCGATTGCTTTCAGGAGGGTTCGCAATGCGCCTATGTTCTGTCCTTTCTTCCCTACGATCTTGCCTATGTCGTCTGTGGCTACGTGAACTTTTAATTTGATTGTTCCTTCTTCTACCTTCTCCTCGATGCGGACTTCCTTTGGTTTGTCAACAAGTTTTTGGATGAGGAGTTCTGCTAATTCTTTCATAGTTCCTGTTCCTTTATTTTATGTTTGGTTTTTAATAGGTGAAGCATTAGTGCTAAATCGTTAGTGTAATAATCGAGAGTATCTATATTTTCATTGCCAGTGTATATCTCAGTGTTTATAAATACTCTGTCTTTCCTTACTTTAATAAATGCAATAGACCTTTCCCTGTCTTCTTTTACATCATTGAATTGTTCCATAAATGTTGCAGGACCCATTATTATTTCCATCACATTATCTTTCTGAATTCTTTGGGGTCAGTTGAATTAAATAATTCTCTGCGTTTGGTCGCTGATAGATTTGGGTTCGCTCCTCGATATGATGATTTTGGGATTTCTCTTTTTTCCCTAACCATAAAATTATTAGGATTTTCTTTGGCTAATTTTGCTTTGTCAGCTTCCTCCTTGCTGTCAAATTCTAATATTGCTACCCAACCGTAACCAAATTCCCGGATTGGTTTATATTCGCAAAGTTCGTATCGCATTTGCTGTTCTTTCCTGTTGTTTCTAAAATCCTGCTGCTGTCTTCTCTTGGAAGTTTTCTAATATTTCTAACTTGGTGAAATTGCTCATCTGCCGATTGCTGTTCCTGATCTTCAATACTTCTTCATACATCTTCGTAATTCTGAGAAACTGTGCCGGGCATACCTGAACTGATTTCATAATTCTGTCGAGTGCATCCCTTGTTACCGGGTTAGTGCAATTTTCCCTTGCTTCCTCGATTTCTCGTTTCAATGTATGTATTTTTACTTTTTCCATCTAAGGTTTGTATTGTGTCGCTTTCTGTCTGAGCTTTTCCCGGTTCGCATCTTCTATTTTTTTCTGTTGTAGTCTCGCCGATACTCTTTTGAAAAAATCTCCGGTTGCTTTCATTGCTATGGTGATGTCCCCCCTAATCGTAATTATCAGAAGTATCAGTCCTACATATACCCATAGGTCTGAAAATAAAAAGGTTATTGTTCGGTAGATCATTTCTGGAAAACTCATATTGCCACTCTCACTTTATTTGATATACTTCTTCTTGTATTTTTTAATAGCGTTCTCATCAAGAATCCAACCCTTGTTGCTGTATCTTGCCAAGAGTTCAAGGATTAGTGGTCGTGCTTTTATAGTAAGTTTTGGGATTCTGTTCATTTTGCTTTCTCCTCTTTCTGTTTGTCTTTAGGTTTTGGTTTGCCGTTGTTTCCGTTATTCTGTGGTGCTAATGTAGAAAAAACATTTTCAATTTGCAATTTTTTTATTTCTTCTGCCGTCTTCACGTTGGTAAGTTCTTTTCCCTCTACTTCTGCCTGCTTATCTTCTATTTCGAGCTTCGCCATTATCATCTGAATCTTTGTCATCATTTCTTGTAGTTGCTGTTGCTGAGGTGTTGGTTCCTCAAGTTTTTTCCAAGCCTCAAGTATCTTTTCTCCTTCCGGTGTTCCCGCTGCCCTTACCATTATTGGTAGCATTGCATCTGCTCTCTTAATGTCAACTGCTATTGTTGCATTGAAAATGTCGCCTAACTTACTGTATCTCTCCTCCTGTGCTGATGCTGAATATGGTTCGTCTGCTATTTCGATGTCGTATTTATATGCGTCAATATCATTGACTACTCTTTCCTCAAGCATACCGCTTTCATCCTTGCCGTATGTTCTCTGGTTCAATACTATTTCCTTGTCTTCTTCCAGTCCCGGCATTATGTCTCTGGTGATTCTTATTACTTCCTGTGTCTTTACATAATGCTGAATGAAATCAAGTGCAAGTTCATAAACTGCTTTCTGCGCATTGTCTCTTGTCTCTAAGATCATAGTGAAACTCTTTGCCTGTCGTTCTTCTTTCGCAATAAAGTGTCTGCCTGATGTTACTCCGGGTGATTTTGTTCCTCTTACTTCATCATCCGCATTGGTAATTACTTTCATCAACTGCTGTGTTTCTCCCGGCATCCTGATTAGTTCAGGTGAGATCGTCTGTCCTTCTTCCGGTTTTATCATTGAAATATATCCTGCTCTGACCCTTCGGTATGGTGTGATTCTGTTGGTCGTCCAATCTTCTTCCAATCCATCAATAGCGTTCTCATCCAATATCCAACCCTTGTTACTGTATCTTGCTAACAATTCAAGAATGAGTGATCGTGCTTTGTTGAAGTCCTGCTGAGGGTCTTTGATGTCGTCAATTACTGATTGCAGTTTTATCGGGTCTGCGTGTGTGTCATAGCAATATTCAGGAATGTAAACATAATATTTGCTGTCGAATGGGTAAGGCTGTTCATTTGCTTTCAGATAGAATGATGGTATTACTGCCGTTACAAATCTTCGGTTCATTAAGTCAATATCGGCTTCGCCTTCTATTGCGTATCTGTCTTTTATTCTGCCGATGATCTCCGGGTCGAAATCGTAACCATCAAATGGTCTTAGTTCAAGTGCTTTGTATTCTGAGTGGTATGGCTCTGTGATGTCTATCAATTTCTGCCTGTTTGCATCCTTCACTATTAATCTTCGCTCCATCCGCTTTTCGTGCAGTTCAAGTATATCAAACTTTCCATTTCCCGGGTTCCACCACTGCAAGTAGTTTCGGAATAGGTTATCGTTCCTCCCGCTATATCCGGTTGCCGTCTCATACACTGCCGAGAACAATGCTTTCAATCTTCTGCTTATCCATTTCCCTCGCTGTGGATCTGCTTCAAAGAATATTTTTGCTTCCTTCTCTATTTCCTGTCGCAATTCGTTATCGTGTAAAGCATAGGTGTTGATTATTTCTTCAACACTCTTTTCGTGCTTCCGTAAAACATACGAACTATTCTCCCAAAGTGGGTCGTCATAGTTCAGTTCCCAAGCCAATCCTCTGGGGTCAACTGATTCTATGAACAGACTACCGAGTTCATCTTCACTTCCATTATATCTCCAAGCCAAATGCCAAACTCCAAGTCGTGCTACAATCTTATCCATAAAGACTCGCTTCTGTGCTTTGCTGAATCCTGCCCGGTATAGATAGTATTGTAAGACCTGTGATATTGTCATTGCAAGTTCTGTGTCGCCTCCGGTTCTCGGTGATGCTTTGCCCTTCTTTCTGTTATCTCGCTCGATGCTGAATATTACATTCAATATTGTCCTGATGAGATTGTAACTAAATGCCGGTCTGCCGTCTGCGTCCAATTGTGCTTTTATCTTTTTCTCCCATTGCAACTTTGCTACCGTGAAATCAAATAGTTCTGTTTGTTCTTCATAGAATGAGTTGAACTGTGCTGATGTGTTTTCAAACAACCTCATACATTCATAGATTGTTTGTTCATCCCTAATATTCCAATCTCGGTTAGTTTGCTTTATCATTTGTTTTTATACTCCCATAAACTTTGGTTTTTGATTTGTCTGTGCTTCTCGCTGTATCTTCTTCAACCAGTTAGGTCTTTTATCCTCTGGTTTTTTCTTTGGTGTTACCAATGCCATAAATACATATTTGAAACTATCGTATTGATGATCTTTCTTTGGCATTGTATTTCGCTCAAAGTCTCCGCCTGATGGATCATTTGGATCAAATATAGCCTCGCTGAAAAACTTTATCAATTGATGGCAATCACTTGATACATATAAATTGCTTTGTTCTGCCGGTGGTAATTTGCAAAGGGAACACTCTTTTAATTTCTTGTTTACTTCCTTACCGCATTTGATACAGATTCTTTTTATATGCAGGTATTCTTTCACCGCATCATTTACTACTGTTCGATAAGGTTTGTTCTTATCAAGTGATTTCTTATTGACTACTCTCATACGTGGGGCTTTATCTCCCATCCTCTGCTTGAAGATGTCCCTGAATATTACTATCGGTGTTTTGTCAACTCCGATATTACTCAACTGACTGATTTCCATATCTGTGTCGTATATGATTTCAAGATGATAAAGTTCTTTCTCAAGCAAGTAGTCTGTAATTTCGTTTGCTCTTTCTGATGGGTTTGTTAGGTTTGGTAGGAAACATTCTCCGGCTGCAATCATTGACCCTTCGGTATCTCTCTGCAATATCGTTAATGCAGTGGTGTTGCCATAATCCAGTCCTCCCATTGTTGCCCGCAATGAATTTAGTTTGTAATCCTTGATAACGTGATGTCTATAACGGAAGTCTTCAAAGAACATACCTTCAAAAATTTCCATATCGCCGAACAGTTCTGCTCGCCGTTTATTCTCTGGCTGTCCGTCAAGAACTTTACCGTAATCTGTTTTTATAAAGATGTTGAATCGTTCTTTCTCCGGGAGCTGATGATAGTCCTCAACTAATTCAAGTATTTGCTCGGCGTTTAATTCTTTTGGTTCCAGTCCTTTGAATCGTGCCATTTCTTTGATACTCCAGTATGCGTTGTCCCATCCCTTCGCCTGTAAGTATGCAAAGTCTTCGGGGTTCTCATTACCTTCATATATCTTATCGTAAAATACTCTCTTGTGGTATGCGTGCCCAATGTTGCCGGGATTGAAACACATTAAAGTTTTAGGTGTAATGCCGGGTTTTACTGATCTGTTGATCGTGTAAAGAAATTCTAATTCTTCCTTTGTAAATAGTTCTGACTGATCTATCATCACATCTGCAAATCCTCTGCCTTTCCTTTTCTGAAATGATTCAAGATTCTCACCTGATAAAAATCTAATGTAACTGCCGTTGCTCATCTTCAATATCATATCCGGCTGTTTGGTGAATCCGGCTTCCAGTTCAGGGTAAGCATCAAACATAGGTCTAATATGAATATCCATCATGTCCTGATATACTCTCATTATGAACAATCCATTCGTGCCGGGATATTTTATTCTTCTCATCAGCATCATAGCATCTGCACTATGGCTTTTTGTTCCTCCTCGCGGTCCGCCAAATCCTATTTTGGTTTCAGGTCCGTGTTCGTAAATATCCCAAAGGTCTGATTGTATTGGTTGTAAATCGAAATCCATTTTAGTTTAACTCGAAGAAGTTTAATCGGAAAGGTATTTGTAACTCTTTTAATTCGTTCTCATATTTTATTAGCTGTTGCTCATCAAACGAGAATTCAGGACGGTATTTTCCCCAAGCAAGAAAACATTTTTCATAATAAGTTATCCTGGCTTCCAACAATCTTAATGCTGCTATGTGCATATTGGTTTGATGGTGTTCCCATTGCTTACTAAATCTTCTGTATTGTTTTTGCAGATTCAATAATCTTTTCTTAGCAATCCATCTGATGAAAGGTTTTCTTTTAATCCATCTAATCATTTTGTATTGTAGTGAATGATTGTTCGATACTTATATCGTCCTGCCCTGAGTTCGTGTCTCTAATAGCTTCTAATAAAGAATTTTTTTGGCTGTAATCGCATTATTGGTGTTTACTCGATAAAATACTCCGTAATCAAAACTTCTTTAGCCCTCTGATGTTTACTATTATATCACCGCTATGTTCTATCCCATATTTATCTTGCCATTCTTTTGGCTTCCTGTTTTTCAACCAGATAAATGCTGCTGCAGTATCAGGTGGATAATATTTTTTTATTTTCTTCTCAATAATTTCCCCCTGATGTTGGGTGATATATAAATCATCGTGCTCATAACCTATTGCTCTTAAAAATAATGCTTTCTCAACTTTCTCGTCTGCTTCTCGCTTCCATTCTTTTATGGACGTGCATAAGTTTGGGTGTTTTTGTTTCCATCTTGTTAATGTTGATTCGTTAATTCCAATTATTTTACAAACTTCTGTATCTATAAACCCTCTCTCATAAAGCAATTTCACTGCATCCCATTTGACTTTATCTTTTTTTGATGGTCTTCCACCCTTATTCTTTTTTATTTCCTTTTCTTGCTTTTCCATTTGGTGCAAACATATAAAAAAAACCCCTGAAAGCAAACCATTTAACCTTCAGGGGTCTCGTTGATTAACTCCCTCTGCCGAATCTCTACACCGACCTGAGAGACTCAAGGCAAATAAGAATCAATCGTTTTTATTGTTCTTGTTCGCTGATAGCCTCTCTCTGTAAATCTCTTTCAAATGTCTGTTGTTCTTGAGTAATTAGTTCTTCTTCTGGATCATCTATTGAATCATTTGTTGTTTTTCCGCCGTAGGTTAGACTTTCAGCGAAAATTCTCGCATTTTCTGACATCTTCTTATACCATACCTTAGTTCTTCCGTTCCACCTAAAACCATTAGATTTTAATTTGCTTATTACTTCCGCCGTTGGTTTAGTTGAGAAGTTTATTTCAATTCCGCCTTTCTCTTTATTCTCTTGGATTTTTATACCACTGGCTGATGAGATTTCAATGTTTCTTCCGCCGTTGGTTGGATGTTCAGGCTTAGTATAAAATGAGGTTGACCTTAGTATGTCGCTGAACTCCTGATCTTCTTGTCTTCCTTCCTTTGTAACTTTGAAACTCTTATACTCGTTGAATGTTATTTCATAGCCTAACTTTTCAGCAAGTTCTTTTTGCTTTTCCATTGTGTATGATCTTGTGCCATGAACATATTTTGCACCGCCGAAAATATCACTGAAAGGATCTCGAGAATAGTTATAGCTATCGGTCATACCGTCAAAATGTCCTTCTTGATATTTGCCAATGATGTCTCTTATTTCCTTCTCTGTTACTCCGTCCGTCCATCTAACGTCTATTGAGTCCCCGCCGGAAAATGTTTCAGAAGTAATTGAGAATTTGTGTCCGGGATATGCTCTTTCAAGTTCAATGCGAATGTTCTTTGTTGCGAGTATGCGTGCGGATATATCCTTTGATGCTGTTTGCAGATATGGATAATCTTTTATGAGTGCTTCTTTCTGGATTTCTCTCTGTTTGCTTTGTTCCTGTCTTATTGCTTCGTGTTCTGCATGTAACTTGTTACGCTCTACCAATTCCTTTTCGTGCTGTTCAGGAGTTTCTGTTTTATCATCAAGCGAAACGTGAGCGTTAAATATTTCTTTGATCTCTTTCTTTATTCCCGGTAGTTCTGCAATGGTTAATGTTTTGCCGTTCAACTTAGCAAGAAATTGATTTTTCTTTACTTCAAATTCTTCCGGCTGTCTTAGCTGTTCCTGTCCGAACATTATGAAAAATACCTTTTCTGTTATTTCTTCTATTTCGATAATTCCCCTCCGTTCCATCTTGTAGGATTTGATATGAGTAAGAAGATTGAAGGATTGATCGAAGGCTTGTATTTCTGCTTTCAATCCCTTGAAGCTGAAACAGTAGTCAAGAATCTTGAATTCTTTTGTCATGTTATTTAATCCTTTCTTGTTTGTGTGAATAGTTTTTAATTGCTTGACCGTTCTCGAATTCCCCGATTAGTTCTTCTGATGTGTTTATCAATGCTATACCATTTTCAATGTAATAACATTCTGAGTTCAAATCTTCTGAGTAACTTTTTATAACCGTCCAAAATGAGTTGTTAATCTTGCTTAACTCTTTTGCTTTTTTTATTGCTTCCATTTGATCTAATGTTCTGTATCTTTCCTCTGATAACTTTTCTACGTTGGAATAGTTTGATGTGTTTTTATCTTGGAGGAGGGATAAGCAAAACATAAAGGTCATAAAACCTTTTTTTCTCAATTCGTCTGCCGTTAGTTTCTGGATGTCGTTAAAAAGAACTTCGTTTTTTGTCTTGATGTTCTCTTTAATTTTTGCCCATGCTTCATTGTTAGATAGACCTTCGGTTCCTTTCCGGTATTCCGGTCTGGCTAACTCCTCAACAATCTTGTTGATTTGTTTGGTTGTCATTTGTCGGCTTCCTTTCTTGTTTTTTGTGTGTGTTAATTACTGGTGTAAATTTACAAACCTTTTTACTAAATGTCAAGAGGTATTATGTCCCCTTTTAGGTCTCTTAATACAAACAATTCCTTTACTTCGTCTCTGGTGTATTGATATAGGTGATCTTCCTTGAATAGTAGTAAGCAATTAGAGTCTGAGTTCTCACAATAGATGCCGTCTCCTTCTTCTCTGTCTTTCTGCCTGTTATATACAGTTACTACTTTATACTGTGGGGGTAGATTGATTGAATGTTTCATAATAGGGTCTCGGACTCCTCTCTCACTAATTTCTTTTAGCCAAACCTTCAGCGTTTCTTCATTTGTCCCCCTCAGATTATAATTAGCTTCTTCCGGTGTTTGTCCTTCAACCTTAATCAATAGGTCTTTAACTTTCTGCTGTAACTCTGTTAATTCCTTTATCATTTTCTTTCCTCCAATTCTTTTAATGTAATTTTCCCTTGATTCAAATTAATTAATAACAATTTCCCTTCCTCAAATCCTTTCTTCTTGATTATCTTTGAATGTTCCGCTAATGATTTGATAAAATTAAATAGTGTTAATGCTGTCTCTGATTCAATATAGTATTCGTCTGCCCTTCCGTGTATGTTCTCGCCTATTCTTAATTGTGCTTTGGTTTCTTTCTTCCTCCCTCTATGTAGTGCTTTCAATAACATTTCAAGCGATTCCAATAATTTGTCGTTTGCTTTTGCATCATACGCTATTTGTTCTGAGTATAGGTAACTATCTTTTTTATCGAATTGTTGATATGTTGACCGGAGAAAAGAATCTGTTTTATGAAAAAATACTCTTGCGAAATTATTTGATTCTTTTTTTACTCCCTGTCCTAATCTTATTAACTCCTTACAATCATAACATAAATCATCTTTATATATTCTCGATTTTTCCGCTCCTGTTCTCCCGCATCCCGCACACGGATGATTGCCTTTATATAAATTATTCATCTTAATCCGTCCCTCCTTGCATAGCTGAGAATTTTACCTTTGGGTATCTCTCTGCAAGAACTATTGCTTTACCACCGTTGTGTGGTATGTATGCCACTGTCTGAGAAGCAAACTTTATATTGTTTATTGTTATTCTTGCGTCCCAAGTTGATGTTTTAACTTTTTTGTAATCATCAGTTAGTTTATGCTCTGTGCCACAATATTCATCAATAGCAAATTGCTCCGGGTTGTCTGTGTTGATGTCTCTGAGAAACGTATATCTTCTTGCGTCCGCTTGAGCATCATCAAATAAAAATACTGCGTATGTTTTCATTTTAGTAGCCCTCCAAACTTTTTAATATTCTGTTGATCAACTGAGGTATAGTCTTTTGTGCTACAAGCTAAGAATAAACTATCATAGTAAAGTCTGCCCTTTTCACACTTGAAGTTATAAAAGCATTTAGTGTCTGCTATGAATTCAAATATCATTTTGTTGTTCATAGATACAACACAAAGCGTTTTTTTATCACTCCTTGAGTGTAAGAACACAAACTCAAACTTGCCTTTTGTCGCTGTGAAAAATCCGCTCCCTATTCCTCCCATCTTTACGGCAAAGCCTGATGATAATAGTTCTAACATTGCGATATGTAGTTTAGGGTGTTCTGCTAAATCATACTTCATACCATTTGAGATAATTACGGTGTGAATGTAATGTTCCGTTGGTAAAGAGTTGATAAGTTTATTTTGTTTTCTAATATAATCGTTAATCATTTTTTTACTCCCTTCTTTAAGTCTGTTCTTTTCCCGGGTTCCGGCTTCCAGTTGGTAGCTTTCTTATTCATAACTATCAACTTCATTCCGGCGAATTCTCTGGTATTGAGTTTCTTGGATTGAATAAGAGAGTGAACCGTTTGACGGCTCACTCCTTTTCTCTTTGCGAATTCGGTTGCTCTGATAAGTTCCATTATTCCCTCACTACTTCTATTTTTGATATTGTTAGTTTGATAACAATCTTCTTTTCACAATTAGCACAAGTCAATGCGAGTTCTATATTATTATGACTGTGGTAGCCTATCTCCGCAAGGTTTCCGATCTCTGTATCTGCTACTACTATTTCGTCTTTGCCAAACTCGTAATTACAATTAGGACAACTAAATTCTTTTTTCATTTTATTACTCCTTCTATGGGTTTAGTTCTGGATGGGATTTGTTAAATGCTTTCTCTGCTACGTCTTCAAATATGTGCCGTGCTACGGATATTCCGTCTTCGTAATTGTCATAACTTGAGTAAATGAATATTCCGTCTGAGCTAATTACAATTACTTCGTTTCTTTCTTTCAACTCAATTACATCATTGAAAATATTTCCACCTGTGTTCTCTGCTAAGCCTATCTTTCCGATAAAGCTATCTTCTGGTATCTCTATGGATAATGTTTGTAATTGTAACTTGGAGGGATTGCTTATTCGTTTAATCTGTTCAGCGTAATAGTGGGCTTCTTCTATCGTGGGGTATTTTTCAATAAATGCTTTTGCATAGAAAAAACATTCGTCGTTAATGATGTCGAATATTTCTTCATCGTTGAATAGTTCTTTTACTTGTAAGCACTTTACTTCGTCATTGCGATCTGGCAGAGATATTATTATTCTGCCCAATGCTTCATAGTGAGGGTCTGTTAGGTTGGATGGGTTTCCCATGTCGGCGTTCCTTTCTTGTTTGTGTGTATGTGTTGTGTTTTGTGCTACCGAAATATAACTACTTCTTTACAGATAGTCAATAGGTAAGGGGGGTGTTTTGAAAATAAATATTGTGGGTTTTTTAACGGAAAAAGCCTAATTCCTTGTTTGTCCGGTCTTCGTTGATTTGATGATAGGCTAAATCTATTCCCACATAGTTACGGTTCAGCTTCCGGGCTACAATCCCTGTTGTCCCGCTCCCGATGAATGGATCTAAAACTACTCCCGGATGAAAACCTTCGTAGCAGTTACAAACTATCTTTTCTTCTATTCGGTGATATCCGTGCCCACCTTTTGCTTTCTTATTCGTTGCTCTCATTCCTTTTATTATGTTGTCTTTGTGATCATGCATTGATTCGCCTATCCCGCCTCCCTTACCTACAAATACTTTTAGTGCAGGTGTGTTGCATTTATTACAAATTTCTTCCGGGCAAGAATATCTAATAATTCTCTCTACAAGTTTTTGTGGATATGTGGCGTAATGGTTTTCGATTATTGCTTCGCTTGGTATTGTCCATACCGATCTCATAATTCTCATCTTCTTTCCGTTTACCTCCATCCATCTTTCGTGTCCTTCTTTAGCAAATGTATTGACCGCTCCATCCGGGCTAATATTTGGATTATCATATTTCTTACTTCCCTTAAACATTGTGTCTTTTCTTCCGTCATACATTGCTTCTTCTAATGGCTGTTCAAAATAATATTTCTGTGATTTAGTGAAGAAGAATATGTCTTCATAATCTAAACTGAAATTATCTTTTTGTGATGTTGGCATAATTCCCGGTTTATGCCAAATGATGTTGCGTCTTAAAATAAATTTTAATTCATCTACCATCATAATTGAAAACCTATGAGGTAATTGCAACATCCCCTTGTTATCTGTTTTATCACCGAGATTGACAAATAGCGTTCCATCTTTCCTTAATACTCTTTTTACTTCCGTGAATATTTGTAACAGATGATCGAGATAGAGTTCTGGTTTTGGTTCTAACCCCAACTCTCCTTTCCAAGCCATACAATGTTTACAGTAACAACCTTGAGAAACTTTTGATTTGTTTTCTTTCGCCGGGTCTCTCAATCGCATTGTTGGATATTGGTGTCTGGTTTCCGGGTTGTTCCATCCTCCGCCTGAATTATTGGTTATGATTTCTTCTTGCCATTCGTGATTACATTTTCGGCGATCTTCCCAAATTTGTGGCTCGGTGTTATAGCTTCTTAATCCAAGATAGGGGGGACTGGTGATACAACAATGAAAGTATTCATCCGGGAATTGTTTCAGGATTTCAAGTGCATTGCCCGGATAGGTTTTGTTTAGTTCAATCATAGTCCGCAATATCCTCCATCACAAGAATTATTAAATAATTCTTCCTGAGATTCATTAAAATCTACTTCGTCCAAAGGTTTACAACTACCATGAAGATAAATAGGATTTCTCACTCCCTTCTTTGTCGAATTTCTGATTTTCTTATCTAACATTACGGCTTCTTGAAAATTCTCTGGTTCAGTTTGTTTGATCTCTAACCATTGATTGTCTCCCTGATAAGGGCAAAAGAAACAAGCACTTTTGGGAGGGATAGGAAAATTGTTGTTTAGTAACCATTGTGTGCAATCTGATCTTGTTAGTGATTGTGGGAAAAAACTGCAGTTAAGATTAAGAAAAGGATATACTCTAATTTTCCATTTTTGCTTTTTATCTATGTCTGGTTTCGCTCTCTCAATTTCATCTAAAGTTATTCCCATCCATATTTCTGTTTTTGGAATACGTCCCCATTTCGGTAATCCATATAATTTTTGAATCTCTTTATCTACTACCATTATTTTGTATTCATTGGTGCATTGTCTTCTTAACATACCCTTACTATTTTCTTTTACATTAAGAGTAAATGCAGGTATTGAAGCAAATCTATTTCCAGTAGAATTTGTTCCATTTATCAAATCTTCCTTAATCGTTGAACGTAATGTAGAATGTATAAGTGGTATGCCGTTATTTTTTTGCTGCCATCCTTTCAAGTATTCCAGATAACGATAAGTAGCATTCTTTTCCGCTCCCGGATCTGCAAAAATGGCATAGTCAGCTCTTGGTATAATTCCCAATGAACTCATAAAATAAAGTGTAACCGTCTGAACTCCTACTCCTTCAGCTATTATTCTTAAACTCATTTGCCCTTCTTTTTCGGTTTGTAGCCCTGTTTCTTTATGACTTCAATTTGAATTTTGTTCCTGAATATCATTTCGGTCAATCTGAATTTTAGTTTCCAAACCGACAGCTCCATCCCTTTTGTTTCATAGAATGTTCTTGAATCATCTTGATTGATTACAACAAAATCCATAAAGTAGTTAGTGATATGGTATGCTTTAATTCCTTGCTTATGTAGTTCAGTCATTGTTTCAGCAGTAAGAACAGGAACATCATAAGGGTCAAATATCTTTACATTTATTTCAATCTTGACTTGTTTATCCCAACTCTTGATTAGCCTCGCCTTTACTTTTAGGTCAAGTTGTTTTGCGAATTCGCTTTCCAATGTTGATTGATAAATATAGCCGTTGTATTCTCTCGGAACATTATGAAACTTCTCTGTAACTTGTTTCTCGTTCTCCGCAAACCTGCATTTCTTACAGATAATTATTTTTAGTTGCGGATGGATATAACATTCATCTTTATAATCAATGAAATGCTTGTCATTAAAAGCACAATGACTCCCGGTTATTTGTGGATTAAACTTTCTTTCAAACGAAGCTATTTTAATTCTCTTTTCTGTGTGGCTCATTTTTTTCTTACCATTCTATTGTTTTTGATTCAATACAGGCAACACCGAAGATGCAACTTACTGCAATGTCTAATAGTTCTTTTTTATAATGTTCAACATCGTTAGTTTTCAATGCTACCACTGCTTCGTGGTATTCTTCTGTGACACAACCCTGTATTTCGTGTCTGCTGCTAAAAGTTCCTGAACCTTTTTCGTTAAGCCTATAATCAAGTTCGGCAGCACATAAACGCATAGCTACATTACACTGTTCTACGCTTAGTTTTATTCTGTTTGTTTTATCTTCTTTCATTTCTTCTCCAGTTCTGATATACGATTTTCAAAAACCTCTCTCATAAATTTCACCCTATCATCATCAAATAAATTGGGCACTAATTCATAGAGTAGTTTTATCTTCTCTTGATGCCATCTATTTTCATCAATCCTTCCCTTCTTCTCAGCTTCGGATAGTTTTTGTTCTATAAACTTAATAATTCTATCTTCCTCAAATTCCAAATAAAAACCATCATCGTTTACTGATATTGCTATTAGTTCTTCTCTAAGTGTTGTCTCTTTTTTAATGTCGTTCATTTCTTATTCCTTCTTTTTACGCATTTTAATTAAACGGAAAACAACCCCATTACTACATTCTTCACAAGCAGTCTGCCCATATTTCCCACCAAAATATTTAGTGCCATCACATTTGAAACACTTTCTCTCTGTTAACCTATAACCTTCTGGGATTTCCTTTGGTCTATATTTCTCCCATTTCATTTCTTACTCCGCTTTTGGTTAAATGATAAAAATGGCAATAAGGACAAAGATAGTATCTTAATACTCCGGTCTTAGCAAACCATTGGACTGCTTCTATTGTTTGAAACTTCCGCTTGTGTCCGCACATCTTTCTTTTTCTTTTACCTGACATTTGGATATTCACGGATATGTAAATCCTTTGGTATTGGCTGAACTTTATCTACTTGCTTCATAAAGAATTTTACATTGTATGCCTCAGCCCAATCTCTCGAATATCTGAACCATTCTAAATCACACGGTCTTTTTTTTGGTCCTGATTCACCACCCACAACCAACCAATCTAAGAACTCCCATCCCTTCCAGTTTACTTTTTCTAAAGCCGGTTCATAGCTAACCCATCTTACTGTTGCTGGCACTTGTCTTAAATATTCCCTTCTTTCGTCTGCTGTTTTCTGGTTCTCTACCGATACTCCGAACCATACGTTTTCAATTACTATATTCATTGCCCTTGATAATTGATACTCCAACATTCTTTCGGCTCTTTTTGTTAATATCTGGTAAGTGTGTCTTGGCGTTTCATACATCATTCTAAATATTTTATCAATAAATTCAAACGGAACCTTTTCGTGAAAGAGATCACTCATCGAATTAACAAATATCATTCTCGGTTTCTTCCAATGCAAAGGAAGTTCTAATAATTCTTCGTGGCATTGAACGTCTGTAAACTTCCTGCCGTAATATCTTTTTAGCTTTGGATTTGTGGCTAATCTGTCATTGAATACTTTTTCGGCATAACAGTTTTTGCATCCAGAAGAAACTTTACTGCACCCCGTTACTGGATTCCAAGTTACGTTAGTCCATTCTATTTTACTCTTTGCCATGTATTATCTCTATTTCGTATATGCTTTTATAATAATAAAATGCCCCATCAATGCAAATTTCATTGGTTCTCTTTGAAACCTCAGAAACAAAACCATATCTATAATCACTCTTACCTCTATTTGAAACATCAATATTTAGTAGATATTTTACTCTATGCCCGATGTAGTTCTTTAATCCTTTAAGTTTCATTAGTGCTTACCTACGAATGTTGTGATAGCCCATATAGCTGTCCAGATCAGGATGATGGCTAATATTCTAAATATCTTTTTTATCATTGAATAAATCTCCTTGTGTTGTTAAATCTTGATAACCAACTGTCTTTGGTTTAGAGTCTGCATCAATTAAATCTAAACTCCCGATGGTCAATTCTACCTCTGCTATTATTGTTCCCTTCCTCAGTCCTTTCCAATTTTTATAATTTCCATTTTTCGGATTGAGGTATGTATGATATTTAATCGTTGGTTTGAATTTATTATAAAATTCTACCTTCCGAAATAATTCTCCGATGTTTGTTTTACTTTTAACTATCGGATGAATTTTTGTTATCATTACTACCATCTATCCCCAACTTAATAAAAATGCTATTACTGCCGGGACTAACAGGTAGGGGCTAATGAATAAACAAATGATTGCCGTCCATATTATTAATGTTACTGTAAATATAATTAGTGTTTTTGATAATTCGTTCATTTCTTTTTCTTCCTGTTCTTCTATCCAATGTTGATGTTTAGTTTTACAAATATTACAATAAATTTCCGGCAGTTCGACAAAATTATGACAAGTAACACATTGTCTTGTTTTTTCTTTATTCATAAAAGTTTCCCGTTATCGCCCATCTGTTATATTTATTTTTGGCTCTCATTTTATGCAAAAACCAAAATCTCCGTTTTTACTATAATCATCAATCTCTCTATAATCGCAAACTATTTCCTCATCCTTCCCGATGTTTCTATTTGCTATAAAACCATTGTTAAAATTAATATTTGGCGTTTCACTATGGTTTATAAATCTCGCATTATCACAATTTAAGTAATAGGTATCGGTATCAAATTTGTAGCAAGCATTTGCTTCTATAAACTCTTTTATTACTGAATGTAATTTCTCAACTTCTTGCTTTTCTAATATTCTATCCAACAAAGGATTATCCTCATAAATTTTAGTTCCTTGTTTAATAAATTCTTTGGCAAACAAACTCTGTCC